CGTTATCGCCAAAAGCGCGATGACACGCCACACCGTTAGGAACGCGCGCCCCGGAAGAATAGAACACGCCCATACAGGCATCATCGCGCAGGAACATCACACCCATATCGTCGCCGCCCCTCCTGATAATGCTCTGATTCTCATTGAGGTGCATCCTCGACACATCCAGCGCAACGCGATCACCCTCGTCCACGCTCCCGTCAACCCACCCCATACTGTAGGGGCGGTCAGAACGGCACCATAATCCGTTCGCACCGTGTAATCGGTGAGAGTCACGCGCTCCACCGTCGCCTCATACACACCATAGGACGTGTAGTCGCTACTGTTCAACGCGTGACGCTCCGTGTTCTCCGCGTGAATACCGCACACCACGGGCACAGAAACAAGAGACAGCAGGAACACCACTCCTAACCAGAGGTCACCAGCGGTCATCTCATTCTCGCCATACTCCTTGCCCCTATGTGCCCACGCGTAAGCGCCAGCAGCAACGAACGCCACAACCATGACAGCCAGCACCACATTCCCCAGCGCCACGATGAGCGAGAACGGCACCGTCTCCACAAGAACCTCCACGACCAACCACACCTTCCTGAAAAATCGTCACACACGCAACAAACACACGTGGACTTTTGCCTATCAAACAATCGCTATTGTAGCATGAGAAGAGAAAGATGGCGCGCGCAAAATGAGCGCACCGCAACTATGACACCCCGCACAGCTACGCAGGGGAGAAAGCGAGCACTCAACCGTGAGCACAAAAGCATACGACCACTTTATCGCGAGCATGGACGTGTTTGACGCGGCACAGCGCATCCGGGACACCATCAACCCCGTATTCTATGAAGCGTTCAACGAGCAGCTACAGCGACTTGACGAGCGCCTACAGGAAAACGTCAACGCTACATGGGGCGCAACGTTCCTCGCGGACCTCCCATCCGACAATCAGCGTATCCTCCCCGCACATATTACTGACATCAACCAGTGCAGCGATTTCGATAAAATCGACGTACTCTACGAGCGCATGACGGAACTTAAAAACTGCGCAAGGCGCACGCTCACCCCGGTAGACATTTTCTACGACACCATCATCATGCGCGGCCCCGACACCAACACCGTCGTATTCAAGGTGCTCTCCGAAAACCCCGACTACACGGAAGCCCTCAACACGCAAGACTGGTGCAGTGACTTCTCCTACTGGAATAACACCGACCGTGACGACAACGTATCCGAGGAAGAATGGGAACGCCGTGCACAATACTGGTACGACATGCCATACGCGCCCGTCGGCGACATCTCCATCGGCTTCTCCCAACCAACCCGAACCAGCGTAGCACTCCACCACAGCCGCCCATAACGGGCGGGAACAGCAACGCGACGAGCAAACGCAGCAAAGCGGCCGACCGGAAACTGAAACGCCACCACATTGGCGCAACAGCCCGGTCGGCCGCTTACTGATCGCTCGGCCGCGTGCAAGGCGCGCTCTATCGCAGAGCCTTGCGCATCTTCCCGCCCTCAGTAGGGTCAAGATCACACGTGGCCGCAAACAACGTCGCACCAGCGCTGAACATGACATGCGCCATGAAGAACCTGGCGGCGTACCACCACGGCGACGCGTCACCAACCCACTGCGAGAGATTATAAAGACCGTAAGCAATCGCGCCATCAATCAGCGCGCACACGATAACGGCCATGAATCGCGCAACGCCACTACCGAGAGGAAGCTCGTACTCGGCCGCAGCAACAAGGTTATTCCACCGCCCCATCACGCGCAACAGCATCGCCACAGCCACGACAGCAGCGAAGAAACCGCCAGCGGCGCTCACCTGAGCCGTCCCGAACACGAACCAGAAACACGCGAGACCGTAAGCGGCCACCGTGAAATACCTGGCGACCTTAGCGGCAACAGCGATCATGTTCTACCTCATTCCTTCACGCGCGAACGCCCACAGGCGAAGCGCAACCTTGCTTACATCTTTCCGACAAGAGCCAGCATAGCACGAGCACACGCGAAGCGCGCGACGAACACGAGCACATGACAGATAATACGCATAAAGAGGGAGACGCGCGGCGGCGCTCAACCGCGCTGGCTGCGAAAGAAAAACCTCAACACGATACCCAATCCGTCCCACAGGAACAGCAGCACGAACGACCACGCGCCAGCCGTAACACTTGACAGCATGAGCGCGGCCATGAGACCGACGGGAGCGGCGAACACGTCCCACATCACGAAAAACAAGTACACGACCATCTCCCAGGCCGTGCTCGCCTCCGTCAACGACCTGCGCAGACCACGCCACGAGGACATGGAATACCACATCATGAGTGCGCCCACGCCTACCAGGAAACCACGCAACACGCCCACGTCAACAACGCACGCGATAATACCCAGCAGCACGGCATACCCGAACGTGTGTGCCAACAGAACAATGCGACGCACGCGGCTACGCCGCGCAGCACCATACAGCGCCATCACGACGCGTCACCCTCGCCCGAGAGGTCGCCTACACGCTTGCGCAGCAGCTCAACCCACGAGCTGAGCAACATCGCGTCAACAATAAACCACAGCATAAACACATCCCACGCGCGAAAGCGATAAGCGCCCTTGAACACGAGCGATAGCGCCAGGTTCAAGCCGTAAAGCGCGGCGATAAAAGCCGCGTTCTTCCAATACCGCTTCCACGCCACGCGCACAGCGCCCACGACCTCCTGCCACTCAACGCCCGCCAGGCGATCAGCGATGCCTCCGGTCGCCTTACGCCACGCGCGAAACGACATAAACGCCGCCGAAGCGCCCAACGCAACAGAGAGAACCACCGCGACAGGGTGCCTCGCCGAAAGCCCCCACAAGATTGAGGAGGCAAGAAAAATACTCGGGCTGACGATACCCATGATACGCGCAAACATTCTTTTGTTTCCTTCCGTATGCGCCCACTACAACTATCTCCATCATGGTACCGCAGGAACACGTCGCGCGCCAGACATCAAACGCAATGCCAGGCTCACAACAAGCGTCCAAAGTAAACCACGCGCGATAATGGCGCGGGCGAGCGGGCAAACACGGCGACTAACACGTGTTAGATGCGTGTCTCACACGCGAACAGGCGCTACGCGACCAATCAGGCGTTAGCTGGACCGCAAGCTCTCACAGGTGCCGCGCGACTGCGTGAAGCCAGCCGCCGACCACGCCGCTCGACACGCGCGCAAAAACGTGGGGCGGGGCACAACACGAACCCCGCCCCACGCGGGCGACACATTCTAAGCCCAGCCGCCCAACGGGCCGCGACCCGACAGCCAAACCGCCAGGTCACTGACGTAACCGCGCAATAGCCACCCGGCAACGAGAAACACGCGCTCTCACGCGATGCGGCGCGAGAACACAGTCCTACTGCGCGCCATCACCAGCGGGCGACACCTGCACGAGATAATACCCGTTCCCGCCGCTGAACGCTTGCCGGTACGTCACCGCGCACTTGTATCCGTTCTCGTCTTTGGCAGCGCACGCGCCAGAGGACACGATGAGGCTGATAGCGCCCTTGCCCTTATAGCCAGCCACCCACCCGTCATTCTGTCGAATCTCAGAACGCGAAGCGTATATGACAGTTGAGAGTTTCATTGATATTGTCTATGTAGCTGGTATAGGGTGTGTTTTTGGGAGGGCGCGTTGGCTAAAAACCAGACGTACAGGGCGTTTGCCGTGCGCCCCTCTCACGTTCTGGACTTGAGCGGTGAGCTGCTAGATGGTGCATCTGTTTTGGCGTCTCTCGCGTCCGAGGTGCGTGACATCTCTGGTTATGCGACATTCGTGGTTCGCAACGACGTTGCGCTTGGGGGTGAGTTGGCGCGGGTTACCGCGACTTCTCCTGCCGAGGCCGGTCGCCAGGCGGGCGTTACCATGCCTGATTTCCTAGTGTCGGGTAAGTCTGGTAGGTCGCGTAAAGAGAAGCTAGTTCAACACAACGTTGTCACGTCGCACCGTTCCTGGCAGGAGCGGGTCAAGGCCGCGAACGGTGAAAGCTCCAAGTATGTCTCACGGGGATGGAGGCGCACCGTGGATGTGTCCGCACCTTCGTATAGTGAGGATTACGTGAACTTGGGCGCGGTGGATCAGTGGTATGCTGCAATTGAGAATAATCCATTTGCAGATGGTGAGATTATCCTGAAAATGGTCATTCAAGGCGCGTGGTACCGTCTGATCTTCGACTTTGACAACAAGCGATTCACTGAGGGTAAGGTTACCCTACCCGTCATCAAGGCGCAGGACGGCAAGCCCGTGTTCATTTTCACTGTCGCTACCGATAATCCGGTTGTCCAGTTTTCGGGAGACTATACCATCAGCGTTGACGTGGGAATCAACAACTACGCAACAGTCGTGGTGCGCGACGTAAAAACCGGGCGGATAGTATATGAGACGACGCTCTCCCAGCGAGTTCATTCACTGTGGAACAGTGTCCGCGCGTCTGAGGCTCAGGTCTGTGACCTCAAAAAGAAAGCCGCGACGCTGCTCCGTGACCGGCAGGAGCGCATGTCTGCCCTGGATGAGGCTCAGCTCCACCGTGAGGCAGCGTCCAGGAAGAAGCGTGAGCTTGCGATTCTCGCAGCGCAAGAGATAGCCCGTCTGTCACATGTGTGGGGTAACGCCGTTGTTGCCGTGGAAGATTTAAGCTGGATTAGAAACACCATGCAAAACGGTAGGTGGAATCGTGGGGCGCTCGTCCAGTGGCTCACTCACTATGTGTCGCAGAATGGCGGCTGGGTCGTGTCGGTAAACCCCGCAAATACCTCGCAGAAATGCCATGTGTGCGGCCAGCGTGTTACGCACCCCACGCACGAGGTGGCCGTTTGCCCCGAGCATGGGGTGATGGACCGGGACGTTAACGCCGCTGCGAATATTGCCGCTAGAGCGGTGCCGCGCGTGGCTAAAGCGCGGGCGACACGCGCGAAAAACCGGAAACTACGGCCACAAGTGGCGCTTAGGACGCCGCCTGCTAGGGCTTCGTTGAAGTATCCGGGGCGGGATAGGGCGAAGAATAAGCCGACTCCGAAAAGGGAGAACCGCCGTCGAGTCGTGAGGGAGGTGATTCTTCCTTCATGCCCCGCTAGGGCACAAGCGCAACGCTTGGACGCCAGGGTACTAGCGGACCAGGGAACATGTGGTACTCTGGGGACCAGTTGGGCGGCACTCAAACAAGGAAACACGGCCTACGAATGTAGGTTATACAGCCTTATTTGATACTCTGAACGGTCGCGCACCCGCCCGCCGTCTCATCCGTCTTATCCAACCATAGGTAGAACGCGTATGACGCAGCACCACCAACTACAAGAGACACTAGCATTGTGAGCAACACGGCAGGGAAACTGGGCGCAATATCCCACGTGACCGTTCCCATAATCATTAACCTTCCGTTGATAGGTTTTGCTGTCAGTCGGCGGCGCGAACAGCGGTCACCGCGTAAAAACGCGCCTTACCATTCCACTTGCCGCGCGGCTCGTCGCCCATAGCAACCGCCGCCCCATAGTCGGCCGTACACTTGCAGTTGCGGGCGTCCACGAAACCACCCACACCGTCAGCGCGCACATCCCCCTGACCGGCAGGCGAGGTGACAACAGCCGCGTCAACCTCCACGCGAGACCCACGGAAACACGCGACCTCCGGCACGCCATCAGCGTCAGCAAACAGGACCGCGCCCGAATCTGTTTCAACCTCTACGACATGCGGCGCAACATTCCTCACCGTCGCGTTAAAGGTACCCAGAGGCTTATAGAAATCGTCAGGCACCGGAAGCACCGTCTCCATCGAATCAGGGCTAAGCATGAGCGCCCCGGCTACGAGAGCAATCATCCCAAAGATGAAAAATGCGGACAGCCTCACATAAGAGTCGCCAATGACACCGATAAACGCAATAAGCGCACCAATGATAGAGAGAGCGGCAACCCAATCAACGACCCTCTTCTTCCACTGCGCAACGTACCCATACAGGAGCATAATGAACGACCTTCCCTAGCAACTCTGTTCGAGGCGACAGACTGTGCGCCACCCTTTTACACGATCATAACACGGCGCAGGCTACTACGCGCGCCGAAACACGCCACAGGAACGTCATAAAATTGAGAACCACACCGGGCACACCCAACGGTAGCGAGCGCCGGATAGTGCCCACATCACGAAGCTCGAACACCAGTTACACCGTAATACAATCCCGGCAAAAATCTCGCGCCAACCTTAGCGTCACCGAACACCTCAGCGCACGACAACACACCCGACGACTTGCAAGCGTCGTTTTCAACAAAAATCGGCTCGCCGGAATCAACCGATGAATCGTCGCCACTAGGGCGCTGTACTTCAAGTCCCGGCTTCGACGATAGCTTAGACACGTCAATCATCACAGTAGCGCCAACCGTGCTCGCGCCTTCCGGCATCATAGAGGCGGGAACAGGTAGAGATACGCCATACTCGGTCTCCACCTCAACCGCGTGCGGGTACACGCGCGTCACCGTCGCCGCGTAACTACCCACACTCTCGTAGTCGCCCTCAGCGACGGGGCGCGGACTTGACGACAGGGCCGTACCAGTCACCATCACGCCCGCGATGAAAACAAGACCAAGAGGAAGAATAAAACGAATACACACCTTCTCCATCAACACCTCACTCCACTTCTTGTCGTCCCATATCATCGCCACCGCAAGGCAAACGGAACAGGAGATCATGAGAATGAAACAAGCGCCCAAAATGAGCGCCTGGCTATCAAAAGGAACTTCTCGAACAAGCATGACGCTTACTCACTTTCTTCACGCGCGAGCGTGACACGAAACCTATCAAGATACACGCAACCATACCACACCCGTACACAACACGCCACAGTGAAAACGGCAAGCGCGTCGCCCTCGCGCGTGCTACACTATAACCAGCAAGGAAAACACCAACGCACAAACAGCAGGAGACACATCATGTTCGCGAACCTCAACAACACTAACAGCGCTTACGAGACGGCGCGACAGTGCCTCCCCTACTACTACGCGGTTGCCGCCACCAGCCCACACGTGCAAGCGATGGCGGCCGAGCGCCTACAGGCAGGGTGGACCAGCGCGCAGCTCAGGCAGACGCTCCCGCGCCTCAGCGATTATCACCTGGCAACCACCGACCACGCCTCGCACGTCGTGAACCGTTGGACACACAATGCGCCCGTAGACAAGGCCCCTAACGTCATGCGCCGTAAGGCAGAGGAGAAAGCCGCGCGCACCATTGAGCGCCGCCTCAAAAAGTCCGAGCGTGAGCAGTGGGGCACCGAGCAGGGACGCGAACGCCTCTACCAGACCGCCCGCCTGTGGGAACAGGTGCAAGCCGAGCACCCCGAGTACGGGCGCGCACAAACCGCGCTCGCCGTCGCGCAGATTCTCACCGAGCGCCGCAACGAGCAGGCATAACACGCCACCAGCTCTCCACGTTACTATTGCGGCCCTTGCCCTTCTGGGCGGCCTTCCAGTCGAAATCGAGCGGATGACCCACCTGCATGAGCATTCCGTTACAACCTAGCTCACTCTAAGGTTGCATGGCCTCGTTACCAAGACCAGCTCCAAGCCTCACGGCGCTTTTCTGCGCCCGCTTGGTTCGCACTTCACAGGGACTAGCGCAACATGCCCTGACGGGCTGCCTCGTCTTACGGCCCCTCCATGCGCGTTTAACGTCTCCGGGGCACTCCCGGCGACCTTGATGTTAATTGCCGCGTTCAGATCACGGTCCAAAGACAGACCGCACGCGTCACAGCTGAACGTCCGCTCACTCAGGGATAGCTTGGCTTTCACTGTCCCACAGTTTGAGCATGTTTTACTGGACGGATACCAGCGGTCAACCACACGCAACACGGACCCAGTACGCGCGGTTTTATACTCTAGTTGGCGACGAAACTCACCCAAAGCGGCGTCGCCCACGCTACGGGCAAGATGACGATTCTTCAACATACCCGCAACATTCAAATCCTCAATGCACACGACGCTATAGTTACTGGCGATCATGGTTGTGGCCTTGTTAATCGCATCAGCCCGCACATCCGCCACGCGGGCGTGCAGCTTGGCTACCCGCTCTTTAGCCTTCTCGCGCCGCGCACTCCCCTTTACCTTGCGGCTCAACGCCTGTTGAGCCTTACGCAGAGCTTTCAACCTCGTACCCAGGGCGCGCGGATTAGGGACGACAGTACCGTCAGACAGTGTGGCGAGGTTTTTCACCCCGAGATCAACGCCGACCGCGCCGCCCTTCGGTACTGTGGTAACGGTTGGCTCGCGCTCCACGGTCAAACTCGCATACCAGCGCCCAGCACGACGCGACACGGTTATGTGGATAAGACGCGCCCCAGAAATGCGCTTATACACATTCTCCACGCAATGCACGCGGCCGATGCGGGGCAGCTTCAGCCCGTAAGGGTCGCTTTCCGTGGGTGCAGTGAAGTTGGTGGAATATGCGAAACGCATAGTAGCGTTTTTCGACTTAAACTTAGGGAAGCCGACCCTCTTGCCCTTACGCTGACCTTTACGAGACTTAGACCAGCTCGACAAGCCGCGAGCCAATCCGTGTAGGGCCATGTTGTAGGCTTCTTTACTGTTCTGGCTCCACCATACGACACCCGTGGTAGAATTAACAGCAAGCTCATCCTTATTCGCGTTCCACCAGCGGAGCAGAGAGTAGTGCGACCAGTCGGCAGGCTCGCCGTTGTCTAACGACTCTTTCACATGAGCGAGGCCAGCATTATAAGCGAAGCGAGCAGCACCGGCATGACTCGCCATCAGGCGTTCCTGCCTCGGCGTAGGGTCAAGACGAACCTTCACAGCCTCATAAGAACCCATCCGGCGAAATCACCCCCAAAAACTTCTCCCGCTCGCTTACCAACGCTGCGCTTACCTTAACACAATATCAGCCAAGAAACCAAACCCACTTCATGGCAACCAGCGCACCGCCCACCCTCAACATAGACGAAACAACGAGTGTGCGCCGACTACAGCGCGGTCGCTGCTTCCAATACAGCCAAAGCGACCCGACGAGCGCCCCTGCGATGCGCCCACCGTCGGCAACACCCCATCAGACACGAAACCATCAAGCGCCGTCTCATGTAACAATCCCCTCGCTCAACATGGGAACCGTCACGAGCCAACAAGCGAGCACGCAGCACGCCAACGCCCCTCAGTAAGGAAACCCGGCACGCCCAGGCGCACCTCCACCGGGCGACGAAACCGAGCGGGAACCGCATCCACAGCCTGCGCCAGACCCACGCCGTCGCCAGCCTTCACAGCATTTCGCACAGCCGCCACGTGAGCATCCAGCATGTTCTTCACGCTCACCGTCTCCACGTCACCATTACGGCCCTTACCCTTCTGCGCCGCCTTCCAATCAAAATCTAGCGGATGCCCTGCCCGCATAAGCATCTCCTGCACCGGCACCAGCGCCCACAAGCCGAAACGACGCGCGACCTTCTTCCCCGAATCGCCGACACTGTTCATTTCGGCGACGCGCGCCAACCCGGTTTTCACCGCCTTCTTTGTCGGCAAACCGTTCTCACGCACGCCCAACGCGTCCAGCCACTTACCGATGGTGGAACCGCCCACGTTAAAGAGCTTCCCCAAGTCCGTCGCAGACACGAAACCATCGCTCCCCTTGCCGGGCTGTTTCACGCGCTGGTTCGCATGGCCACGCACGAGGTTGATGCCCGCGTTCTTGCGCGCCCACGCAGCCACCGCATCCACACCCCACAGTGCAGTACCCGAGCAGCGGAACACCAGCCCAGCGTCCACCGCATCCTGCGTCGGAATCATCCGCTGCACGCGGCCACCGTTCACACGCTCACGCAACATGCCGCCCGCCGACAACAATGCCAACACGTCGCCACGCGACACACCATGATAGCAGTCGTGCAGGTTTTCGACGCGCGCGTGCGACGGCGACTTACCCGTCGTGTACGCCGCCTCCGGCAACTCCAAATCGACAACGTTCACGAGTCCCACAAGACACCCCCGTTTCTCTTTATCTCCTACACACCCACTGTATCGTGCGCGTGCCCGCTTATGCAAAGCCCCAACAAGCGGGCACGCACGCAGGTGCGCACGGCCAACCTCGCCACGCGCGCTTTACCGTTGCAATAACAGCGTTTCGCTTCCCCGATTACGGTAAAAGAAAACCCGCAGACGGAAGCGGTACCACCTCCGACTGCGGGCAGAAGCAACACCCAAAGGACGCTACCTCATTTTGCATGGCCCCCGTCATTTGTGCATCGGCCACATTAAGCGGCCGAGAGGCCGGACGGGGGATCTGTTGCTACCATAATAGCACACTCGCCGCCAAGTGCGCAAATCTACACCGAAAAAGAGAAACCCCGCAACCGGCAAGCGCTTACCAGCTACGGGGCGGAGGCGAGCAAACGCCTCTCCTCACGGCCACAACCATTTGCGCAATCACCACACATCACAAGGGACGTGCGGGAGAGGCTCGGAAGTGGGTCTATCAGCTTTACAATAGCACACGCACCAACAAGAGCGCAACATTAAGGCAACGAGACTCGTGTCACACTATCCGTCGGCATCTTCCCCATTGCAACTACACAACCTTACAGCACACCCGCCGTTTTCAGCGCGCTCAACGCTACCCGGTGAGCGCTCCCATGCGACGCGTCAACAACCGGGACCGCACCGCACTGGACAGCCTCATCGAGAGCCGTCTCCGTCTCATGACGTAGCGCCTCCTCGCTCGGCAGCGACCCGTCACGAGCCATCAGACGCTCACGCTGTACCTGGGGCGACACGCGCAAACACACAACAGGCACACCCGCATCATACAAAGCAGCAACCTCGTTCGGCATACGCACATCCGTGAAAATAGGGAACTCGCGCTCCCAATCCACGCTATCGACGGCGACGCGCACCCAATACCCAGGGTCCACGCTACGCACAGTCTGACCGAGAAGCTGATAGGCGACGCGCTTCGCAGGCGTTTTCACCGAAACAAACGTCTCCTCATCCCACGCGCCCGCGTCTCCCTCGCGCTCAGCGTCCGCGACAATCTGACAATACACGCCGACGAGACCACCGGGGAGAGGAGCGCCAGCAGGCATAAACGCCGCGCACAACGCTTCATCCTCCACGATGGCGCGCTCCACATCCAACGCGGTCTCCACGCCGCTACGTAGCGCGAGAATACTTTTCACCGCCAACGCTTGACGGTACGCTTCTCGCTTTAGCACGTCAGCGAAAGCCACGCGACGCGGCGCGCGCCCACCAGCGACATGCGCCACAGACGGGTGACGCAACAGGTCAGCGAGAGCACCGGCCGTCGTATCCTTACCCGCACCCATAGGACCAGCAAAGCCCATACCAGGCAGCGCCCCGCCAGCAAGACGCTTACCAGCGAGAGCGTCGCGCTTACCAACGAGACTCACCATCGACAGCTCAGCAGCACCGCTCCTCATCGTCACTCGCCCTCACCTTCCACCTCAGCGAGCGCCGCCTTCACGCGGGCACGCGAAAACACGAACATTCCAGCCGCGCCACCAAACGTCAACACATACGCGAGAATGTACGCGGCAACCACGACAGCGGCAGCAACCATGTTACCCTCGCGGGCGGCGGGTGCCAGGCCGATAGCGACAAGCGGCAGCGCACACCCCACGGCCGCAACAGCCGCGCACACAGCCTCCGCCACCGCGCCACGACGCAGCATCAGAACAGCCAGCACCGCCAACACGGCGAACGTGACCACAAACAGGGCATTGGGAACAAGAATCACGAGGCTACCTCTTTCCGTTTCGTTTCCTCTAACTGAACACCAGTGTACCGCATCGACAGGAAACACGCAGCGCAGACACGCGGACAATGAAAGATACGCGCACCACACAACACCGTAGCAAAAAGCGCAAGAAAAACTTAACGCCCCTCCAGGCGGCAGGAGGTAAGCGCACAGTCCCGTTCTTCGGCGGCAGCTATCCTCACTCCAAACGTCCGCATGGAGGGGCGAAAAGCCAAACTCGAAAACCTCAAGAGTTTCCACAGGGGATCAGACCTGATAAACACAACAATAGCACACACGCAGCCAGGCGCGCAATCCACCAGCCACCACAAGGACAGTGACACTCACCACAAAGATGCGTGGGACAAGCCGCGCGAGCGAACGACGACAGTAAACCAAAACGCCCCCGCTACCGGGCCACTCCCGCCATACGTTCCACGCCAGCCAACACGTCAGCGCCCACAACACCGCCAGCAGCCAAAGGGCGCACACCCTCCACCACACGCTCCCACGTCACAATCGGCAGCACGCCACACTCGGCGAGACTATCTGCGCACGCCTCCTGGCGCACGACGTTACGAGCCAACTTCACGCGCCTGCCCATCGAGCCGCGCCCAGACGTGAGCGCAGCACGGTCACGCGCCACCTGCCCCCGGTAATGCGCCACCAACAACGGCAACGGAACCCTCACACTCTCCACCAGAGCACGCCCCGCCGCCCCGTCCCGCCACAACACTCCGCCGTAGGCGCGAGCCTCCACGCACACCTGATCGGCCCGCGCAAGCAGGCGAGTAAACCGCCCAGCGGTCACGCACAACGCATCCACGCCACCAGCATGAACGTTCACGGCCCGCACCTTATCGTCCACCGACGCGCCCACCACCAACAAGTCACAGTCGCTATCAGCATGGTTCAGCCCGTGCAGCCAGGAACCGCGCAAACACACGCCATCTACGCCACCAACACACTCAGCCCACGCAGCGAACTTATCGTCAGCGCGGATAGCATCATACGCGTCAGCGCGCGCCAAAATATAAGACATGGACGCGGACGGCAAACCAGCGCGCCCACCATCAAGAGCGCGGACATCATTTTCTTCACGGCTCATAGCGCCAATCATATCACAGCGGGCGACGAGAAGCCCGACAGTAGGGACAAGAAAGCCTGGGGCACAGTCGCTCCGTCCCCAGGCTCATCGTACTCGCGCTTAACCGCTAAAAGAGGCGTCCCTCTTATACCTCCGCGCCACGCAGCCGCTCAGCCCACGACAAGCCTCCACAGCATCCCATACGCGACGCAGCTCCACGGCCCACATGAGAGGCCGTCCCGCGTTTCACTACGAGCTTTTGACGAACCGCCCTGGACGCGCGAACGCGCGGAACGGTTCAATAACACCACAATAGCACGCCCGCTATATCCGCGTCAACATCGCCGCGCGCCCCGCGCGAGGACACATGCCAACACGCGAGCGCCGCAACGTCACCACCAATGATTAGTCACCCAAAAACGGTACGCGTCCTCCCACGACCCGTAACGCCCCACCGCGTAATTGTTTGCCCACCGCAGTTGAGTCACCGGGTTATCGCGCCAGTCAGTGCCAGCGGACGCGAGCTTACCCGCCGGAAGTGACTGAGGAAGCCCATACGCGCCACTCGAACGATTCACCGCACGATAGTTCCATCCGCTCTCGTGTGAAATAATGTAATCCACGTACCCAAAATCAGAGTCTCCAATACCGGCGGCGCGCATCCAATCCGCCTTCGACCCGGACGGGTTAAACGCTGGCGCAGAAGAAGCAGAAGCACCACCATCCGCGCCCTGTGAGGAGCCAGCGTCAGTGCTACTGGTCTTGCCGAGCAGACGGTCTACGTCCTCGCGACTCGTCAACGAATACAGGGGCGCACGGTACCTAGCCGTTACCACGCCCGCGCTATCCGTCTCCTCACTCACAGGCGATGCAGGGTCAACCCCGGCCGCGACAAGAACCTCCGGCGACACGGGCTTTGTGCCGACCTCGCGCACGGCGGGGCGCGCAGCAACCGTATTCTCACCCAACACGACACTATGGACGCGCTCACCGTCGCGCTTCACCGAGAACATGGTCACGTCGTGAGCGCCGTCAGCGCCGGGCGTGAGCGTCCACTCGCCCACCATGAGGCTATCGGTGTCGCGTTTTTCTTCCACAGCCTTATCCGCCGTGGAAACAGTTTCCTCGCCGCGCCACACGCGCACCACGCGCACAACCACGCCGCCGTCAGTGTCCAAACCCACGGTCACTTCGTCCAACGGGGAGGCGGTCACGCCAGCGGATGCGGCCACGTCACGCGCCGACATGCCACTCTCAGCAACGCCGTTCGCAGCCTTACCGTCGGCGACAACGTGCACCGGGACCAGGGCGCTACCGCTGTTGACGGGCACGCCCTCCTGAGACGGGGCGGACACAACAACAGCGCCCGCGCCATCGTTGCCGCGCGAGAGGCCAGCAGTTGCACCGCCAAGCCCACTATCGTCATCGCTGTTGCGTGATGCGCGAGAGGCGACGTTCATGCCGCGAGCGTCCGCCACGTCATGCAACACGCCCAACGTGTCCGGGCGCACTGTCCCCACCGACACTACGCCACCCGTACCGTCATGGACGAGAGCTGACCTGCACCGCACCACACTCACAGAATCAATGCCCACGAGAGACGTGTCAATACTGGGTGTCACTTGGTCACACTCGCCCACCGGCACGCCCCCGTCGGCCAGCAGGTCGCCGACCGTGCGCCCCCACGACACCACCGCGCGGCCCTCCCCACCATCAGCCGCATCCACCACAGTCACCGCGTGGCGCGACGACAACACGCCAAACGCGCACGCCGCCACAACCAACACAGACGCGAACGACGCAACAACGAGAACCACGCTACGCGGCGCGGACATCACACGCTCATGCGCGCGAACAAACACAGCGCGCACCCGACCATTAAACGCCATAGAAAACCTCTCAACAATAAACAGGTACGAAGCTATACGGAGCTAAACAAAAAGCAACAAATAGCTACTCTTGCACACGATATTACCACAATAGAAGAAACAGCGCCAACAAGGCGGGCGTGAGGCGCAAAAATGGAAGCCAAGCGGCGCGCATTTAACGCCACTGCGTAGAAGCAGGCGTAAAAGAAACCGTAAGAAAAACACAGAAGGAACAACAAGAGCATGGGCGACAACAAAGCAAAGAAAACAAAATACGGGCAGCGCCAAAAAGACGGCGCATGGACCCCGTGCAGCGCATCATTCTTCGGCGCTCGCGGCTGCAACCACGTCGGCGAGCACAAGAAGCTCACCGCAGACGAAGCGCGCGCACTCAACAGCGTCATCTTCGAGCAGGGGTTCACGCTCCCCACCGACGACCACAGCGTCCGCATGTACCGGGAAGATATAGTCAACCGAGACTACCCGCTCGCGGACCCTGTGATGCGCGCCTACATTCTCACCATGCGTGAACAGACCGGCAACCCCGACTGGATGCCCGGACGCAGCCGATATTCGCCGAACTGGCTCCTCTACTACGCGTCCAGCAACCTCTCACCAAACGCCAGCCAAGAGCAAGTGAATAGGCTCGTCGCTGACGCCATGAGGCGTGGACTGCACGAGGGAGTCAGCGGCGGGTACTTTAGCGAACGCGACCCCGACACTGGCGCGGAAGGACACTACAACCTCCCCAACGCCCCCGGCAGCGCCATTATCCGAAGGCCACCGCCGCGCGACGACCCAAACGCGCCCACCGTGTACACGACAATCGCTGCGAACGCGGCAGGCGTGAAATGGTGGGACCAGAAATCACCAGAGTTCATGCGCCGCAAGCAAGAGGACTACGACAGTAAACAGTGGGTGGAAAGGTTTGTGTACGACGCGAAAACGCCGTTCGTCACACTCGGCGTACAAGGCCCCGACCTGGACGATGCGCGGCGCGTCGCAACCGACGGGAACGAGGACATCAGACTCGAACACACTGACCTCGGCTACGGGCCAACCAGCTACGCGAACGTGCCAACCATCCCACAACACCGACTCTGCGAAAGCATCGAGATCAGGCGCGGCAACGTGAACCTGTCCGGCAACTGGGCGGTCACAGTCGGTAGGGAAGGCCGCGTGTACGAGGCCGACCAGACCGGGTTCAACCAGTGTGATGGCGTGGTACACGTCGCCCGCAACAGCGGGTTCCGTAAACTCGGCGACAGCGGGCACGTCATCACCGCTTTGGACTGTGACTTTGACACGATCAGGGGCGGAACCGTGGAGCACGTGGACGGCGGCACCGTGCGCGACTACAACGGGACTGGCATCCACCACGCCACCAACAACGCGAACGTGACCGCCAAAGGCGAAGCCCACATTAACACGGTGGACGGCGGCTCGTGGGTACGCGTGTTCGACGACCCGAAAACCGGGCAAAAAGGGCGATTCACTGCGTCCACCGTGGAAATCGGCACGCAACTGTCCTACAACGGTGAAACAATCATCGTGAAAGAGGACACCCCATTGGAGGGCAGCTTCTACAGTATCGGGGAAATCGTCGCCGACACCGGCATGACCAGCATCACCCCGACTGAGAGCGCGCCCGGCTACGAGTTCGGACAGATCATCAACGGCCGCAAACCAGTCCTCAAAGCAACCGAGACGCACGCGCGCGCCTACAGGGAACGCGACAAGCACTTCCAATGGCAGCAAGCGGCACTCGGCTTCCACGGGTACGGAGGCGCAGACAAGACAGGCGGCGACGGCGAGTATGAACGCGTCCACATGGACAACGACAGCCTCTACACGGGATACGCGCGCTCAACAGACAAGTACGCTGGACGCACCCCCGGACAACCACACAAGACACCCGGCGTGAAACCACCCGAACACATGCGCAAACCCGGCACCGACAGCGGTGAACTGTTCGCCGTGTGGGAAGGCCGCAAACGATCACTCCCACCCGACTGGGAGAAAAGCAGCCTACGGGCAGCGCTAGAAGCAGCATCCACGCCACCACCCCCGCCGCCCAGCGGTGAGAGCAACAGCGCGGGCGCACCTATTCCAGCGCCGCCGGTACCCCCGCCGCCCGCGCCGTAACAAGCCGACACACGAAAATGGGCGGCGAGAGAGCAGGCGACAACAGAATACGCGGGAAGCCCCGCAGGCAAACCATCCCACACCCCCAAAACGGGGTCAGGAAGAGCGCCTGCGGGGCTTTCACATGCCCACGCGTCCAACTAGGCATCCGGGAGCCAAAAGGCCGTCAGAAGCGCGTATAGCGAATCGCACGACCGGCGAGCGGAATGACACCCGCCCCGCACACGCTACGCGTCGAGAACTCGCGCACCTCGCACAACACGCCAGATGCGCCAACGCCCGGCTAGTTCTCAAACCACGTAAACAGCTCACGCTCCACCACGCGGCCACGAATATAGTAGTTGTAGCGGCGCTTACGGCGCTTACTTGGATGCGTCGTCTCACAATGTGCGATCATGCCACGCACAGGCTCAGGCTCCGTCGTTTCCCAAATACGCGACAGCTCTTTGCGCTCATCGTCCGTGAAATCGTGGTAGTGATAGTGCGCGTTAAAATCTTCTTTCACGTCAGTGCCCACAACGTCAACAAGTGGGTTGTGCCAGTCATGCCACTGGCCGTCACCCTCGTGCTCCTCGTACCTACCAAACACGCTGAGCGCCACATCGCGCGCACGCTCTTGCAGTTCCAAACTCGTCGCAGACGGTTCACGACTCACACGCACATGGCGAGGGTCATCCCGCCCACTCATCCCCGTACTCCCCCAATACGACACGCTCCACGTGTTGAACTGTGGGTTATCATACGTGCCTGGAACCATGATCTTAATCGTCATCTGACTGTTCCTGCCGCCAGAGACGCGGTACTTGACCCCTTTCGGCAAAAAACCTTCCGCGACAGCATCTTTGAGCACGTCGCGCATGATCTTGTTTCGCACCTTCGCGTCATTCAGCGCCTCGTCAATGGTGACATCATACTTGGCGGCCGCCCTCTCTGCGCTTGCGCTTGGGTCGAACCGTGTACCCGCCGCCACAGGCGCGAGAGGCTTTCTGCTCTTACCGTACACGCTCATGTCCGTAATACCCAGGCTCTCTGGGTTGAGCGCCGTCATCCTGTTATCGTACTCGCCACGTTCGGCGCGCGCCTGAACCGCCTGCGTGAACCCGCCGACCTTCTCCGCGTTGTCCGCCTCCATCATCTGCTCAGCTTGATCGGCTGGCACGGTCACGTGCTCGAAATGATGGCACAGGCCGCGTCCACGGTTTTCCGGCTTCGCCCTGCACACCGACAACGGACCTTTCGGACCACCAGTACGCCCCAACACAACATTACCCACAGGAACCAACCCCTACAATCAACAACGAACAAGAAACAAACAATACAAACAGTAAAGAAGCGCAATCAAAACAGCGTCGCCGCGAGCGCACACGCCACTGTCGCTCACACCCTCACCAGAGCGCCCCACGCGCAGGCTGCAAGGTCCACGAGCGCGAGGAGATGTGAACAAGGCCGGGACGCGCCCCACTCTCACACAGGAGAATAGAGACTGTCCCGGCCTTGCCGTTATCGAGGAAACGCTGGGCGTTTAGCTGCGCTTGCCCTTACGGCTCACCACCAACGCGGCCAGCCCCACTGCGGCAGCTGCCACCAGCGCACCGGCTGACGCCACCAAGACCAGTACGTTACCGCCGGTCGATGGAAGCGCGGATGCGGAATGTACGCCCACACCCTGAGAACCACCGGCTGCACCCACCTGACGATTGCCGGTACCGGCTTCGTCTGTGGCTTGCTTGGCTGCGCGAAAGGGCTGCTCGTGGCCCTCACCTTTCCCTTGGGTGGCTTCCCCAGGCTTGGTACCAGTGTTCGCGTTGTCGCTTGGCGTGGCAGACGTGCCGGGTGTTTCCGGCTGCTTATCGGCTGGCTGCGATGACTCAGGGGCGGGAGCGGGCTTGTCTGCGTCGCTGTTGCCCGTGGGCTTGTCGGTTGACGGTGCCGGGGTCTCCGGCTGCTTATCGGCTGACTTGTCGCCCGGATTGTTCGCGTCACCCGTTGTAGCGTTGTCGTTCGCGCCCGGCTTGTCCGGCTGCGTGGACGCATTGTTGTCGCCTGTCGTGTTTTCGACGGGACGCGTTGCTGGCGTGCCCTCTCCGGGGTGCCCTGTGTCAACGTCTGTCGCGTTGTCGGCGTTGTTGTTGGCTGGCTTTGCCGACTCAGACGGTGCCGGTGTTGGCTCGGGAGACGGCGCGGGAGCTGGCTCAGTGGTTGGCTCGGGAGCTGGGACAGGGTTAACTGTCGGCTCAGGAGACGGTGCCGGTGCGACGGTCGGCTCGGGAGCTGGGGTCGGCGCAGCGGTTGGCGCTGCCGTCGGTTCAGCCGGTGCCGGTGTTGGCTCGGCGGTCGGTGCCGGTGTTTGCTCTGGTGCCGGGGTTTCCGTCACCGTGGGCGCGTTCGGGTCTTTCTCCCACACACGCACGTAGTCAACATACATGGTCGAACCAGCGCCATCGGCGCTCTTATAGTCATCAGCAAACTTGGTCGCATCGACAAAGGTCTTGTCAGCCCAGTTATCGTGCTTAGCCAAGTAGCTGCCGCCAACCATCTGGTTGAGTTTGAGGACTAGGTTGTTGTCTGGGTCCGCAAAGGGGTTGCTCTCTCCCTTGATGTCGCTCATCTTCACGCGATGCGTCATCTGACCATCAAAGTAGAACTCAATTGCGTCAGCGGTCTTTAGCAGGCCATAGGTGTGCCACTCGCTCTGCGACGTAGCCGTGTCGCCGTGCATGGCTCCCTGGTGCTGCTGGGTTTTCTTGGGGTTGCCTGCCCTGGGTGTGTGAATGTTGCTCATCAAGAAGCTCGGGTCATACCCCTTGCTCTCGAAGATGTCAATTTCACCGTTAGCGGGCCAGCCGCCCTTGGTGCCGGTCCCCCAGAAAGCGGACCACGACGGGCGTGCGGTTGGGAGCTTGACGCGCGCCTCGGCGTAGAAGCCAGTACCCGGTGCTGCATACAGCACCTTGCCGTCCTTTGTCTTGGTCGTAATCATGCCGGACGTGAACGGCGCATCATAAGTGGTGTCGCCGTGCTTGCACGTGCGCGGAACCTGCGAGCCGTCCCACTTGGTTTTCATCGGCGAATACCGGGCAGTCAGGTTCAAAACCCCATCTCGCACGGAGACGTTATCCGGGCTGTCCGTGTACTGTGCCTGTGAGCGCTGAGCGGGGTCAAAGCACCCGTACTGGTAACCCCATTTAGAGGTATCCAGTGAAGTTCCATCGAACTCGTCTTGGAAACTTACCTTGTTATATCCTTGTGCGCGTACCGCTTCCGGCGTAGGCGCAACGCTCGCGTCAGCCGCCCACGCGGGAGAAGCGCCACCCGCGCCAACAATACCACCCGCGATTGTCGCCGTCGCCGTGAACGCGAACAGGGCGCGAGCAAACCTACCACGACGTGCGCCCTTACGGGTCGCACTCTTACTATCTGCTACCATATATGACTGGCATCCTTTACCTAGAGGTCAACTTACCACGCTAAAATAACAGACACCACCGAACCCGTCAAAACCACAGAAAACCCCGCAAAACCGACAAAAACAAACACCGCTTAACAGGGTCCAAAAACACGGCGAAACCACTAATAAACAGGGTTATAGTATCAAACAGGCGAACATAGCAACCTACATTCATAAGCTACACTTGCGTCCCGTTTGAGAGTCGCCGTGCCGGTCCCCGAAGCGCCATGTGCGCCCCTGTCCGCTAGTACCACGGTCACCAAGCGAGCTGCCTGTACCCTAGCGGGACTCAAAGGAGTTTTCACCCCCTCGCTTCTCTTTCTTACCCTTCTTGGCGTAGGAACGCTCTTTGTCCTATCCCTGCCCGGGTACTTCAACGAGCTTCTAGCTACGGGCGTCCTGAGCGGCTGCTGTTGCTGTAGCTTCCGGTTTTTCGCACGTGTCACCCGCGCTTTAGCCACGCGAGGCACAGCACGCGCTGCAATATTCGCCGCAGCGTTCACGTCCCGGTCCATAGCGCCGTGAGTGGGGCAAACCGAATCCTTATGCGTGGGGTGCGTGACTGTAGCTCCGCACGCGTTGCACACTTGCGACGTGTGTGCCGGGCTTACGGAAACGACCCACCCACCATTCTGCGACACGTAGTGAGTCAACCACTGGACAAACGCACCTCGGTTCCACCGGCCATTCTGCATTGTGTTAGCAATCCAGCCTAAATCTTCCACGGCCACGACGGCGTTTCCCCACAGGTGGGAGAGGTCTGCTATCTCTTGCGCGGCGAGGATAGCAAGCTCGCGTTTCTTCCGGGATGCGGCCTCACGGTGGAGCTGCGCCTCGTCCAATGCAGCCATTCTGGCTTGCCGGTCACGGAGCAACGTTGTGGCCTTCTTTTTGAGTGCGCGGACCTGCTGCTCAGACGCGCGCACACTGTTCCACAGTGAATGAACACGCTGAGAAAGTGTCGTTTGGTGGACTATCCGCCCGGTCTTAGTGTCACGCACTACAACGGTGGCGTAGTTGTTGATCCCCACGTCTACGCCGATGGTATAGTCCCCCGAAAACTGCACAACCGGATTATCCGTCACGACAGCGAAGATAAACACAGGCTGCCCGTCCTGAACCTTAATGACGGGTAGGGCGACTTTGCCCTCGCCGAACCTCTTATTATCAAAGTTGAAAATCAGCCGATACCACGCGCCTTGAATAACCATCTTCAAGACAATCTCGCCGTCGGAAAACGGATTATTCTCAATCCGAGCGTAAGCGCTGTCCACTGCGCCAAGATTCACATAATCCTCACCATACGAAGGCACGGCGGCGTTAACCGTGCGTTTCCAACCTTGGCTCACGTACTTGGAACTTTCTCCGTTCGCGACGTTAACACGTTCCTGGTAGGAACGAAACTCGGTGACCACACGATGCTGAACCAGGAACTCTTTACGCGACCTACCGCTCTTGCCCAACACTAGAAAATCGGGCATGGTGACACCCGCCTGGCGGCCCGCCGTCGCTGGCTGGACGGCAGTAACTCGCGCCAGCTCGTCGCCTAAAACCTCATCGTTTCGGACCACGTAAGTTGAGTAAGACGATATATCGCGAACCTCAGATGCGAGAGAGGCCAAAACAGGCGCGCCATCTAGTATCGCACCGTCCAAGCATAGAACATGGGTCGGGCGTGCAGCGAAAGCCTTGTACGCCTTGTTCTTAGCCAACACGCCCCTCCTCGCTTCTAATCAACAACCCATAAACAATACAATCTACAGATACAGCACCGATAAAATCTACAACAACACAATAGTCCAACAATACTAGAATATTTGCACCACGCCCACACAACAACGCCCACACGCAACGCACAAACACCATGTGGAACTGGAACACCGCAACGCCACAACTCGCGCAGCCACAAAATGCGTACGCAAAAGCGCCGTCCCACCACCACAACAGGGACGGGACGGCGCTCACGCGCACCACACGGAACTAGAATTTACGACACAGGCGCGGAAAACCACCCACATGCGCACGCTCATCATCTGTTAGGGCAACGTCACCCACAGGGGAACGCCCCTTGCGCGTATTCTGTGCGCGCAGCTCATCCAGATAAGCTCCCAACGATTCACCAAGATCGTAGTCGCCCCACGGGCACGCATCGAAACCCTGATTCGGGTCGCCCACGCTCACGCCGCCCACCGTCTCATAAGAAGCAGAAGCGTTCTCAATCGGCACCACGCGCAGCGGATACTGCAAACGCACCATATCGTCGTCGTAGCAACCAATGCGGATACCCACATTGCGCGCAAAACGCGTAAACGCGCCGCCCATAAATTTGACGCGCGCCTCCTCCTCGTCATACCCCAGAAGGTTAACAGCGGCATCAACCAGCTCGACGCTGTTCCACAGAGCCAGCAGCTCATACAGGTCCACCGATGTGCCGTCAGAAAATTCAACGACGCCATAGTCCGCGTAAGTCCCATCCAGGGAACCGCCGCCAAAAAGCGCAGGAACCAGAACGCGAACATCGTCCCCGGGCAGCATATTCGCCTGACCGGGCTTGCCGCCATCGGCATAGATGAAAGAAAACGAACCCATAAGGTCCTCCTACAATCACAACCGCCAGCCGCGCACCTCACGCAACAGCGGAAAACGTCTATCCGTTAACAATGTAACCACTATATCACACGATGCACCATGCCGCGCGCCAAAACGAAAACAAAAGCGGGTGAGGCGAAACATGACCCAAATAGGGAACATGTTTCGCCTCACCCAATCACGCACAACACACGCTACAGCGAGCGCGCGTCACGCATCATACGGTCACTTAACGCGCCTACGAGCAGCAGCCACGCCAACAGCGCCACCACCAGCCAGCAGAGCCACGCCACCAGCAACCAAAGCCGCACTCGCGCCCGTCACAGGCAAAGCAGCAGGCTTGTTTTCCTGCGGAGCAGGAGGAGTAGCCGGAGGAGTAGTAGGAGCCGGAGGAGTAGCAGGCGGGGTAGCCGGAGGAGTGGTCGGCGGAGTCTGAGGCTTCGGCTCAGGCTTCGTCACCGCCTTAGACGGGTCACCCTTCACCCTCTTACCGGACGGGTCATTACCCTCGGGGTGAGCGGTGTTCTCAACCATGTCAGCCTCAGCGTCCTTATCGGTTGCGACCGACGTTGCCGAGCAATCCATGCTCTCGTCCACGGCAAGCGTGGTCTTGGGGCAGGACAGGTTCTCGACCTTGCCGGTACCCGTGTACGCGTCCTCCACCACGGTCACGTCGGTGAGGTCAACCTTACCGTCGTTCGTGACCTTGAACTTCCAGTGGAGCGTATCGCCAGCCTTGTAGGTCGGCTCATCAACAGTCTTAACGATGCTGATGTGCGGGTCGCCCTTCTCCTCGTTGGGCTTCGGCTTCGGCTTCGGAGTGGTCACCGCCTTAGACGGGTCACCCTTCACCCTCTTGCCACCCGGATCGTTGCCCTCGGGGTGCGCGGTGTTCTCGATCTTGTCGGCGTCCACGTCCTTCGCGGATGCGACAGATGTGGCCGAGCACATCATGGACTCGCCGATAGCGAGCGTCGTCTTCGGACACGACACGTCCGTCAACGGGTTCGTGCCCGTGTACTCATCCTCCACGACCTTCACGTCATTCAGGATGGTCTCACCATCGTTTGTGACCTTGAAGTCCCAGTTAAGGGTGTCGCCCTCAGAGTATTCCGGCTCACGCACGGTCTTAACAATGCTGATGTGTGGGTTCGGCTGCTTGATCTCAAACTCGCCCTCCCACTCGCGCTTCTCACCACTGTTCGCCCACGTGTCGATAATGCGACCGTCACCGTATGTGGTGGAGTTGCCGCCGTTAAAGTCACGCGAGTCCAAGCCAAGGCCCTCAACGCGAGAGTCGGTGACGCCCAGCCAACCGTGAACGCCGGTCGCTGTGTTCGAGTCCACGCCTTCCAACGCGCTCACGGCGCTCAGCGGGCGCGCGTCAAACGTGGGGCGCTTCAAGTTCGAGTCGTCCCAGTACACGGTTGTGTCACCGGCCGTTGAACCGTTCATCTGCGTGATCGTGAAACCGCCGAAACGCTCCACGTCATCGAGCATGATGTGGACCTGAGACTGGCTCTTCGCGGTGAGCTTCCACTTCACCTTCTCAATGCTATCCCCGGCTTCAACGCGAACCTTCGCAGTGTCAGAGCCGGTGAACTCCTGAGTCTTACCGGCGGCCTCGAACACGTAGGTGACCTCGGGGTCCAGGTTCGTGATCGTCGCATACCCGTTACCGGACGTGGGCGTGTCGCCCTCCCACGTGACCTTCGCGTCCGCAATGGTTTTCACCTTCGGGACGATGCTCTCAGGCAAGTCCTTCGATGGCTCCTCGAAGAACATGTTGTACACCGTCGTAGACGGAGCCTCGTTAAAGTTTTCCGCCTGTAGCCAGTTACGGGCGGTAAGGTCACCAGACTTTGGCGCATACGCGTCGTAGCCGGACGACTTATCCACATACCACGTGTCATACGACTGGTTGGTCGGCGTGTACACGGTCTTACCATCAACCGTGGACACCTTGTTGATGCCACTGGACGTGGCAGAAATAACGGACTCTAGGCCGTTAATACCCTTCAACACGACCTTGTAAATGTAGCCGGACGACGACACCGGGTACAGGGTGAGCGAACCGGCGTTACCACCAAGCACGCGCTCACTGAACGTACCATCATAGCGCTGCGACATGTTCAAGCGCTTCACCCACACGCGACCCTCGTGGCGCGTGTTACCAGAGTACACGCCCATGACCCACTTCTGGTCGCCCTTATCGGCGGTGTTGAAAATGTAGCCGGACACGTCCGTGGTCGGCTCATATGCGATCTTCCACACGCCGTCAGCGGTAGCCGCCGGGTAGTACCCGTCCGCGCCAGCAGTGACGGTCTTACCGTCCTGGTCGGTCACGCCACGCACACTACTGTTGAGGTTGTAGTCAATCCACAACTGCTCCCCAGCCTTCACGTACGCGTAAAACTCGTTCGACGCGGCAACCGGAATCTCGTCCGGCTTCTTCTCCGCGTAAGCGGAACCAATCTCACCCACATGGTTGCCGGGCTGGACCGCGTTCACGCCAGCCGCAGCGAGCGGCGCACCCACGGCGAAAGCCGCCAACGCCGCGCCAGCCACGCGACCGGCACGCATCTTACTCGTATTCTTCATCTTTGCCAAAAGGCACACCTCTCATCTCATTCCGCCGCACAATCCGCGACAGAAACGACTTGTCATCCGGCTCCCGCGCGCACCCGCGATCACGCAACAAACGCAACCGCACGGCACACGCGCGAACCGAAACCAAATAGAACAAACAGTAAGTTAGTTCACGAACAAACAATATCGCAAACCAACAGGTAGAAACGCGGCAGACGCCACGCTCGTCACAATGTATCATCATCCAACGGGTCCACGCCACTGTTCACAGCACGCGCCAACCCAGCAAGCGCACGCGCCACCTCATGACGACCACGCCTCACCGCAGCACGCGCCTCAACACCATCCCACGACAAACGCGGAACAGGCACACGCGCAGGCTCCACCCGACGACGAGAACCCGCGCGCTCCCACCGAATGTTACGGCGCACACGCCCCGTCTCACGGTCCTGCAACGTCCGCCAATCCAACCCGGACGCGAAATCAGGGTCAGACAACGCGTCATACGCCGCACGAATCTCGTTGCCGCGCTCACGCACCGCACGCACAGCCGCGTCGCCCAACAGGCGAGCAGCCTCACCCACCGACAACGAGCCGTCACCGGCAACACTCGCAGCAGGGCAGCCACCAGGAACGAGGCAATCGCCGGGGCACGACTCAGGCACAGGGTACTCGCCGGAAACAGCAGTACACTCACCGCAACGGTAACCGGAAACACCCCCGTCAACGCCGCACGCATCCTCGCCTAGCGCACACCCGTCAACGCCGCACGCATCCTCGCCTAGCGCACACCCGTCAACGCCGCACGCGCCAGCATCGAAACCACACTCAGCGCCAAGGCCGCAAGACGAAACGTCCTCTGCCGCCTCGTTTTCGCTTCCCCCACGGCCACCAGCAGCGGACACGTCCTTCACGCCAACAATCTCAAACACCGGGAGCGAAAACACGCGCTCAAACCCAACAACACTACCGCGAGCGCGAGCCAACTCGAAACCAACAAGCCCCTCATGCTCACCCTTAGTGGTATCCCACAGGTTACCGGAACGGTCCACCCACCTGTAACCAACCAGAGTACGCGGCGATACAAGACGCACAGTCACATCAAAACCCGCAGCCTCTAGGCGCGCAACCTCACTGTCACGCTCCACCTCACCAACCGCAGACGTGGCTTCACGCACCCGGCCACCACCAAGCGCGGCCAGCACCTCAGCCGCACTCACGCGGCGACCATACACGCGCGGACGAGGAACAAACTCCCCACTATCACGCATCTTCAACGTCCACTTGCGATCCTTAAACGTGCGAGACATTCAAGCCCCCTCAACTCATGCGACACCCGCGCCAAGCGCACACGCGCTCAGACATTATCGCGGTGACGCTGTTCAACATTCACGCCACCGCAATAGCGGCACAACCCCCAAACTTCCAAATGCTTCAAATTCTGATCGAATTTTAAGCAACCAGAAGCAAACACAAGTGGCGGCATCATCTTGGAGGGAGAAACCGAGGAGAAAAACAAAAAGCGGCGGGCGCGCCCAGCCAACAACAAGCCAGACGCGCCCACCACGCGCAACCCACCACGAAACAAACTCCCTCTCGCAGACGTTCGGGAACAATCCCAACACCACCCGCGAGAGGGGGGAGAAAAACCGCAAACTATGTGACTCGCAGATCAGGCGTAAACAATCTGAGCGCACTCAGTCTCATCATCGGGCAGCACGAGATCGTACGCCTCGAAACCGGCGGCCTCGTTCAGGCCGTTCACGAACCGGGTCAACAGCTCACGCAGGCTATCCATCGTGAACGAATCGGACAGCTTATACATGACATACTGGTCACCGCCCGCATCGTGGCCGCCGGTCAGCGTGCCGAAATCATCCCAGACGCGCTTGCGCTTCGCCTTGCCGCCATCGGTCACCGCCTCTGCGTGGTAGAACCGAGCCTCGCCCGCACTGTTGCACGAATTACGGAGCACGACATACGCGTCAACGTCCGCCCACGCCGACTCGGCGACACCCTTATCCAAGGTACGCCTCCTTGCCAACTGCCGCGACGACTGAGCGTCACGGCTTGTCCCTGCCCGGCGGTAAACGAGGGGCCGATCAATGTCGGCCTCTCTCCCACTTTTTATTACCCATTGCTGGGCTGGCGGAACATCTGGGGGTGGTTGACTGCACCCCACCCATGTCAGAACTTGTCCGACTGGGTTTCAACGAGGCTCTGGTATCCGAGTCGTTGAATGTTCATCGCGGCCACTCGGTCGTCGTTGGACCTGTAGCCACAGTTCGAGCAATAGTATTCGTGCGTTTTCTTGCGCCTATTCGCTTTACGCACCAGACCGCATGTCGGACAGGTCTGGCTCGTGTAGCGCGGGTCAACCACGATAACGGAATGGCCGGCCTTATTGGCTTTGTATTCGATCATTTGGCGTAGCTGGTAGAACGCCCAACTGACCTGCACATACCTGTCTTGCACGCGGACTTTTTCTGTCGCGCGGCGAACACCCTCAAGGTTTTCCAGCGCGAAGAGCGTGGGCTTGGACTATCGGTTGACGAGTGTCTTTGAGACTTGATGGTTCACGTCCCGCATCCAACGGTTTTCTCTCCGTCCGATTTTCCTGAGCCTGCGCCTGGCGCTGCGCGTCCCCTTCTTTTGGAGGGAGGCGCGCACCTTCTTGTAGTGCTCGCGTTTCCGTTTCACCTCCTTCCCGTCATAGAAAACGGTACGCCCCTCACTGTCATAGGTGGTGGCGAGGAAACGGACCCCCATGTCCACACCCACCACTTGCTGCGGCCTGTCTGGGTCGGGTAGTTCCACGGTGCTGGGGATGAGCAGGAGCCATTTCCCATTCCGGTTCAACAGTCTTGCTGTCCCGAACTTTCCGTGACGGTACTCCTCGGGCACGTGCGCCCAGTCAACGGGTATTTTGATTCGACCGTTGAGAGTGTTGATACTCAGTCGCCCGTCTTTGAGGATACTGTAGTCATTGTTCCACACGAGATCGTAACCAGACGAGCGGTATTCCGGCTGGCTGGCCGCCCACGGACTACCGTGCATCTCTTTGATGGTCCGATAGTTCCCGATAACGCGTCTCATGGAGGAACATGCCATTTGCGCGCCCACATGATACTCATCGCGCAGCCTGCGGTAGACAAGGTGGTGGAGCATTTTCTGGCCGAGAGTCTTGTGCTCCCACGCCACCCTACTGACCATGTTACAACAGCCAAGATACGCGGCACACGTGTCAGCAAGCACCCGAGACTGGTTAGGAGAGACATCAACACGCACAGCGTAAGTAAGCGTACTCAGCATACCGCGCCTCCCCCCTATTGACATTAGCTTCAGTAACTACTGCCATAATAGCAGAGTATTGAAAGAAAGTAAAGACGTCTCCTCCCCGCACACAAAAAGCGGCGCATCATGCAAAAACATTGTGAGCCGGGTCACCGTTAACCGTGCGCACCACCGGCGCGAGCAACATCATCACCGCTAGGACAACACGCGGCGCGCATGGTCACACAAATCGAAACGCCGCGATAATGCCCGCCGAGCGGCAGAATCACCATGAACCGCCAACGCGACCTGCACGCTCTCACTCAACGAACGACGACGCGCCAACACAACCTGAGCACGCCCGTCGCCATGTACCACGAGCGCCATCTGAGCATCCTCACACAAATCGTCACGCCCCGCCAACACCAGGTGAACGCGCTCACCACCGAAAACCACGAGCGAATTTTGGTCCTTGTAGCTCAACCCAGGGCTAGACGCAAGCTCCACCATCTCATCCTCAGCCATAAACACAATCGCCTTGTTACCGGGCGCTACGCCGCCGCGTGAATCATCCCAACCACGAGAAGCACCCCGACGGTGGGAACTGTTCGGAAATTCCGAATCGTTCGACCCAAAATAATCGCGCACACCGCGCTCCGCGCGCTCACGAACCGCATCGAAATGAGCTTGTATGTCACGCTCCACACGCCTACGAGTAGCGCGCATACGCTCATCAGCAAGACGAGCAGTACGCTCCGCCTTCAACCGATACAAGGCCGCATCATCCCCATTATGGTCGCGCACGGCGCGCACATAGGCTTGCGACAGTTCCGCGCGTTCCGACACGCGTTTGTCTGCATCCTGCGACAGCGCGTCCAGCACGTCACCGGGCACGCTCGCGTTATCGGCGAGCGCGCGACGCACACTCCACACGCTATCCCCCGCCAACACCCTGGCAGCGGCCTCCGGCGTGTCGGTCCACGATGCGAGCCACGTGCGGGTTTCCTCCCCGCACTCGCGGGCGGCAGCCTCGCACAGCGCGTCCACGCCTTCGCCGCCGCGCGTCACGAAATGAGTAAGCTCATACGTGCGCATGTCGCCCGCCTTGTCAATCATCCACCCAGCTTGCACGCACTCGTTCTTCGACAGCAGTTCACGCGTGCGAGAACCCGGCAACGCGCCCTCCCACAGCTTACGCGCCACCTCACGCGACAAGTCCGCGCGGGCGGCGACAGCCTCCCGCACCTCATCATCACCATCAGCCGCCAGCTTGTCCACCACGTCAGCGGGCAAATCAGCCAGCTTCGCGGCGATAGCGCGCACGCTCGACCACGGGTTACGAGCCAAACCAGCAGCAACCGCCACATCCACGGTGCCGCGCCGAGCGACACGGCGCGCCCCATCCGCGTCCACCCGCTCACACGCAGCAGCCAACACGCGGGGCGTCAAATCGGCACGCGACAGAACAGGCGACACGTCATCCAACGCGTTCACCACAGCAAGCAAAGCGCACTCTCACTGAGCGGCGCATCCCTGAGCGCAACACTACGAGCAACACTCTGGCTCCGCGAGACCAGCAGCGTCAACTCACTATCCGACACGTCCGCGCGCGACGCAAACGCCGCCAACACCTTACCCCGATCATCACCCATCAGCCGGTTACGCACAGACGGACGCAAACCCACACTATTGCGGGCGATCTTCACGGCGGCGCTCTCCCACTTGTCCATAGCCGCCAGCAGCACGCGGTCAGGCATCACCTCCTCGCGCGCCACGGCGGCAAGAGCCGCATCCTCACTCACCCGAACGGCAGTCAACACCGCGTCACTGAGCGCATAATCGTCAGCATGTTTCACACACCACATGGCAACCCTGCCACCGTGCCGCCTCACAAGCCCCTCTAGCGTGCCAGCAGAAACAGGGTCGCCCGCATCCAAACGGGCACTTAGGGCGCGCACAACCAGAGCGTCACCCTTCTCGAACGGGCCAGCGCTCTCACGCTCCCACTGGCGCATCCGCTCATAGTCCTCTGGGCTGCGACGCAGGTCAATACCCATCACACTGACCTGCCAGTCAGTGAGCAAACGATTCTCCACCAGCACCCTCGTCACCCGCAGGCGACGCCACCGGATAATTTCAGCCAGCGCCTCGTCACTCACACGATTAGCATGAACGCGCAAAAGAGCCACCACAACACCCTCGTTATCGTCACCCGCCAACACGTCAACAAACACGCCCGGCAGACTACGACTACCGGCGGCAACACGCCTGAGCGACGGGTCAGAAGCAAACACATAAGAAGCAGTCTCCACGGGAGAGCGATTAAGCTCCAAGCCGGGACGCAGCACGCGGTCAATAGAGCGCACGTCATCCACGCGCACGCCGCCCCACACTTGACGCAACTCATCCACAGCCGTGGTGCTCATACGCTCAATGTCCTCTCTCAGCGATTCTCCGTTTGCTTTCCTCCCGCGTGGCCGTCAGGTACGACCAGCGCGCGAACACAACAATGATACCACACGCAACATGAGCGGCGCGCAACAAACGCACAAACAAGCCGGGTTGGCGCGCCCACTACAGACAACACCAACCCGACCCAACAAAACCGCCCAACGCGGGCGCTCACTCGGCGGCTGCGCCGCCCTTTAGCTTGGCAACCTCGTCACGGGCAGCGTCGTTGAAACTATCGAAGCCGGGACACTCCTCCATCAAGTATTCACCATGCGCTTCACCATACCACTCCCAGTTATCAACCCCGGCACGCTCTAGGGCGTTCAGTTGCATGTCGCTTTCGAGGAGGCGCACCAGCTCATCCTCCGACAGGACGAAGTTCTTGCCATCCCACTGTGCGTTCACGAGTGCCATTACTGTTTCCTTCCGTTCGTTTCCAGCCCGCCACCCCGGCGAACCAACACGACCATTCTACCATGCGTGACCGTCATTTGCATACAGCGCCACGCCGCACAACACCAAAAACGTCGCACGCCAACCACCCCAACTTGTGATACAATGTGAACAGGCAAGAGACAAAGCGGGATACGCGAACCGCGCAAGCGAGGGAGAGAGGACAGTCGTGAAGATCACAGTCACCAAGGCACGCAAGATCAAAGAATGGTACGACACCATTGGCGGCGAGGAAGAGTGCTCCGCCATCTTTCACCACGTCACATACAAGCGGCACAAGCTCACTTTCCGCGTTGAAATGAGTGATGGCCGCACCTACGAGGCGACGCACACCGTCAACGGTTGCGATTACGACTGCGAAAGCCTGTGGCTCGGCGATCCGATCAATGACGTTGACCAGTTCACGCGCGACATCCAAGCCGCCACATTCCCCGACATGGTGTTCTTCGACGAATACGACGAGGAGTACGAGAGCGCCGAAAAGGCCAACGACGAGCGCAGCGTCGCAGTATGTCTCATGTATCCCAGCGACCGCGCCAAGGCGGAACAGGCGGCAATCGGCACCCTCATCGCCGACATCGTTGACGAGTACGCCGCATACTACTTCGAGAACGAAGATCGCGGAATCGCCCCGTACATTCAGAAAATGATCGACGGCTACGCGCCACTCATCTAACGGGTGTGGACAGAAGCAGCGCCCCACCGCCGGAGCTTTTAAGGCAATCCGGTGGCGGGGCAAATTGCTTAACCGCAACCCAGCCACCCCCAAACGTATCCCACATCACAAAAACAGCTTTCCAGCTTGCACGCCAGCGTCTACACGTGTAGACTACATGTTGTCGGCAGGAAACAAACCGCCGCCAAAAACCAAACCACCCGCCCGGTGGTGAAAGAAACATCCACCGGGCAACGCCACAGAAAGAGAGACCAATCATGTCGAACACCACCTCCATCAAGGGCTTCATGAACTTCCCGACCCAGTTCGCCGACGGCACCGTCATCGGTAACGAGGACGGCGGCCCCGCCTTCCTCCAGGGAGAGACCATCACCGAGGTTACGCCCGCCACCGGCGCACTCAACGGTGTCAAGACCATCTTCAAGCACACCACCGCCCACCCGACGCGTGACATTGAGGTCGGCGAGGGTGAGCGCGCCCTGGTTCCCCTCGTCACCGCGTGGGCGCTCACCGACATGCGTGACCAGGTTCTCGTCCCCGGACCCATTGACCACCGCGAAGGACCGGCAATCGTTTACAAGGGACTTGCCCGCTTTAAGGGCGGCAAGGACATGGCGTTCGGCGGTGACATCGCCCCCATCACGTTCGACCCGGAGGACGTGAACGAAATCGTTAACCTCACTCCCCACCCGGTTGTGTTCAAGCGTGACGGGATGGACGACCTTGTTATCGAGTCGTCAGGCTCGGTGCGCGCCGAGGAGACGTTCTCCGAGGAGCCGACCGAGACCATTGACGGCATCCCCGTCTACGACCTATCCTACACGGGCAAGATCATCGGACTTCCCGACCCGGTTCCTGGCCGCGTCTACATCATTTCGATGATCGCCGCGCAGGCTATGCTTGCGCTCGGCATCGAACGCGGCGACGTTGTTTCCCCCAACTACGTGCCCGCCCTCGGCGGCGCACCGTCCGTCACCCTCCACCTCTGATAAAACCACTCTCAGCCGCCGGTCAACACATTACTGATCGGCGGCTGAGCGCTTCGCAGAAAGAACACAGCAATGACCAACATCGACAACATGTGCCGCTACATTGCATCAGGCGGAACCGACGACTATCGCGCATCCGACAGGTGCTACGCATCCTACAACGTCTCCAATGGCAAACATGACGTATTTGTTGACAACAGGTACGTCGCTTCCATCGAGGTCGGCGGACCAGGCGACAGGTACGTGTTCGTCACCGTAGCAATGCGAGAAGCTAACGCCCGCACCCAAGAAGTGCTCGACATCATCAGCTACTTCGCCAGGGGTAACATCAACGATATTTGGCGCGTCCTGCACATCTGCGAAGGCAGCAACGAGGGAACCCTACAATCAACCTACGTCCGCTAAGACACACCGCCGAGGAGGACCGCAAATGAACATCAACACCCCCATCAGCGAGAATACGGCGGACGCGCTGTACGACGCGGCCACCGCACAGTACGCGTACCAAACTTTAGAGCGGCTACGCCGCGAATACGACCTCGCGCCACCAAGCGAACAAGAGAACGTTGACTACCTCATCGAACGTGGCGCACAGATCGTATTCAACAGCGACCTCCCCGAAGCATACGTGACAGTTGACGAGTGGCAGCAGATCAATCCACACAAGTGGGGCATCGACGACTACGCTGACGCCATCCGGGAAATCTTCATCGAGGACAATCACGTTTCCGTGGGAGCTTTCGCGGGAGCCTGCCACTTCAACGGCCCCGTCGCCTACGAAACGTTCTACCCGCTCAATCCCACGGACGAGCAACTAGCGGAAGCACGCGACAAGGCAGAGCGGTACACGGCGAAAGCCGCCGCGCTCCTCGCCAGCGGGAACCGGAGCGTACCAGCATACGGTGAAACGCCCGACATGCACATCCTGTTCGGCGATGTGGATAAATCGGCGGCGGTAAACATACAACAGCTCGCAGCAATCACTGAAGCCGCAATCAAGGGCGTTGACCTTGTTACCGTTGACAACGAACAAGACATCAACAACCTGCGCGCTACCTACAAGAGCGACGGCACCACGAGCGGCGAGTGACACCATGACAAGAGATGAACAGAAGGCGCTGCAACAGCGGGCGCTACAGGTCAGTAACGCCGTCATCGAGCACGTGATCGCGCTACACGACATCCGCTACGGATACGAACTCACCATGCCAGTGCCGCGAGACGACGGAGGCGACCCCATACTCATCCACAGTCCCATCAGCCTTGCCGACCTCCCAGAGGGGACACGCATTTACCTGATAGATGGCGAATACCAGGTATCGTATGATGGGATGGTTTGGCCACCGAGAGCAGTGGACGACATTGCGCCTCCAAGCAGCACGATGACGTTTGACGCGTTTTGGGACGAAATGGTCACGCTTTACGCAAACCACATCGACAACGAGGACATTATGCCGCGTATCACGTACATGCCCACCGCAAACATGTGATACAATTGCACAAGGAAACAAACAGCGCAACAAGCTACGAGAGAGCCGAGTTCAGCAGGGAAATGGACGCAATGAACGGGCACATCACAGACATCCTCTACAACGCGGCCGCAGCCAGGCACGCGTTCACTCTCCTCGTCAACCTGCGACGCGCCTACAAGAACGCGCCCGAAAACGAACGCGCAATCCTCACGCAGCTACACGATGGCGGCGCATACATCGAATACTACACGGACGGATATGAGAGCCTGCACCCGTTCATCATTCTTGCTGACGCGCCCTGCCGCTCCGTCAACCACGAGAGCGTGAGCAACTGGTTCAACGAGGTCACCTACGTTCTCCTCGGTGAAAGCCGTGACGGCGAAGGGGAAACCGTACACGTGAACAAGCCAGAGATCATGAGCGCCCTCACCTTCATGAACTTTAACGAGGTCAAGCTCGACTACCGCCTGTCGATCATCCCCGATAACTGGATGGTCGGACTTTTCCGACACTACGCGGAAGCGTACACGAAGCGCGCGGCACGGCTCCTCACCAACAACTGACAGGATAAGGAAAACGTAAATGGACACGAATCAGCGCATCCGCGAACTGGCCGACATGTTCCAGCTCACCCGAACCAAGAACGGCACATGGACGTTCGACCTGCCGCCCATCCGCACCGGAGGGCCCCTCCCATACGAGCCGTCCGACGTAGGCGTGTACGAGACCGACGCGGAAGGCCGCGTTACCTATCGGGAGACCATCGAACACCTGACGCTCCCCAAGGACAAGCGCGGCGCTGTTATCGCACTGTGCGAATGGTACGCCCGCCACGCAATCGACTCTAATTATGAGCTGTATTGCGATGACAACGACATGCGCGTCGGCACCAAAGCAAGCATGGTCGAATGGATGCACGACATGTTGAGTATCAAATAGGAATACATAGCGGATATTCATAATCTACGCTTGCGCCCTGTTTGATAGTCGCCACACTGGTCCCCAAAGCGCCACGCGCGCCTTGGTCCGCTAGTACCCCGGTCACCAAGCATGGCGCTTGTACCCTAGCGGGACTCAAAGGGAGTTTCACCCCCTCGGTTCTCCTCGTTCCCCTTTTTGGCGTAGGAACGTTTTTCGTCCTATCCCGCCCTGGATATTTCAACGAAGCCCTAGCTGGCGGCGTTCTGAGTGGCAACTGTGTCTGGAGCTTGCGGTTTTTTGCGCGTGTCGCCCGAGCCTTAACCACACGTGGCACAACCCTAGACGCGATGTTGACAGCCGCATTAACGTCTCTATCCATCACACCATGCTCGGCACAGACCGATAGCTTGTGCGTGGGGTGAGTAACTTTAGAGCCACATTTATGGCACCGTTGCGACGTGTTGGCCGGGTTCACGGCCACGACCCATCCGCCGTTCTGCGACACGTAATAAGCGAGCCACCGCACAAATGCCCCGCGATTCCATCTACCGTTACGCATCGTGTTACTAATCCAGCTTAAATCTTCCACCGCGACAACGGCGTTCCCCCACAAGTGAGAGAGGTCGGCTATCTCTTGCGCAGCAAGGATGGCAAGTTCTCTCCTCTTACGGGTTGCCGCCTCGCGGTGGAACTTAGCCTCGTCCAACACCGCCATACGCGCCTGCCGGTTACGAAGCAACGTCGCGGCCTTCTTTCGCAAGTAGCGGACCTGCCGCTCCGACGCTCTCGCACTGTTCCAGAGTGAATGGACACGCTGGGAGAGTGTCGTCTCATGTACTATTCTCCCCACTTTAACGTCACGAACTACGACAGTGGCGTAATCCGTGATTCCCACGTCCACACCGATAGTATAGTCCCCCGAAAACTGCGCAATCGGGTTGTCGATCACGACGGTAAAAATAAAAACGGGGCGCCCATCATGAACCTTGATAATGGGAAGCGTAACTTTCCCCTCAGTGAACCGCTTGTTATCAAAGTTAAAGACAATCCAATACCATTGACCCTGAATAACCATCCGCAGGATAATCTCACCATCAACAAAAGGGTCATTCTCAATACGGGCATAATTTCGGTCAACGGCACCCAAGTTTACGTAATCTTCACCATAAGAAGGCGTGGCTGCACTAGCAACACGTTTCCACCCCTGAGAAACGCACTTGGAACTCTCACCGTTCGCTACCTTAACCCTCGCTTGCCATGAGCGGCAAGATGTAACGACATTATATTGGAGCATCTTCTCTTTACGCGACCTGCCGCTCCCAGTATTCAGAAATTCAGGCAACTTGACGCCCGCCTGGCGACCAGCATCAGCAGGCACAGATGTAGCAACAGCCGCCAGTCGCTTCCCCAACGCCACATCGTTACGAACCACGTAGGTCGCATAAGCCGAAATGTCACACACCTCAGACGCGAGTTCTGCCATAATGGGTGCGCTATCTAGTAGCTCACCATTCAGGTTTAGAACGTGAGATGGGCGCGCGACAAAAGCCTTATATGTCCGATTCTTTGCCAACGCCCCTCCCCCAAAAAGAAATACACTCAATACCAGCTATACAACCAATAGCAATTAAAACCTCAACCTCCACATAGCCTAAGTCAAACAGACAAACAAAAAGCCCCGGAACCACCCCATCGCAGGGTCAACGGTTCCGGGGCTTTGCCATGCCCACACTGGCGCTCCCCGCACCGACAGCGAGCGCCAGCGCGAGCCGCGCGCTCCACTACCCGCGCAACCCACCGCCTAGCAGCTCATCCATGCGTGCGGGCACCAGGTCACGCGCGTCAACCTCCACAGACGCAGACGCGTTCACCATACCGCCGCCCTCACCGGGAACAAACAAGCTCGTGCGCGCACCATCCACAGCATCATCCAAACCAACGCCGTCAGCCGGGGTCCACAGGCGCATGTCACGCACCATGCCGTCCTTAGCGACAAACGACGTGACGGCGCTCGGCGCGCTCTCACCCGTCGCGTTCGTGAACCAGGAGGAACCCGCGTCAATGGACGACACGCCCACCACCCACGTCTTATCTCCCACCAGGTACATTTCCGGCGTGTGATAATGCCCGTGAACGAAAATGTTTGCCAAGTGCGCGTAGGCGATACGCCCGGCCTGCATGTCTTTCACGTGGCGACGCATCTTCGCCTGAGCCGCACCGCCACCCACGTGACCGTGCTCAAAGAACAAGACGCTCTTATCGTCCGCGCTGGGCTTGACCGTACAGGCCGCGTCGTAGTCGGACGGGCACACGAACGACATGTTACCGTACACGTCTGGCCGCATTTCAGCCATGCGCCTGATCTGACGCTGCACGTGAATACCGTAATCGTCCGACAGGACGCTAGACGCCCGGTTCTTGTTGCCGACACCCGTGCGCACCTCGCAGTGATTGGACGGGACGGCCACGTAAATGAGGTTGTCACACTTGGAATGGAGGACACGCAGCCCCTCCCAAATGAGACTAATCGCGGCCTCTAGCTGGTCAGTGAGGTTCAGGTCGTTGGACTGGCGCTGCGACCCGACATTCATGAAGTTTTCAATAATGTCACCCAGGTCGGCAGCAATAATCGTCTTGTAGTGTGGCAGTTCGGCTTCCATTTGCGCGTACACGCTACGCACGCGCTTGTATAGGTTCACTGTGCCGCCGTGAACGTCGGTCTTGCCGGTCTGGAAGTCCGCGAGCGCCACAACCAGTGTCCCATCCGCGCACCCGCCACCACTAACACGCGCGCCCGCGCTGTTTCCGGTTCGCGCCTGTTTCACGTATGAGTCAGCGTACCTGTCCATGTCAGTACGCAGCGTCTCGAACGCAACACGCTCACCCTCCGCCAACGCAGCCTTCGTCGGGTCAATGTCAACTCTCAACCAGGAGCCGCCACCCATCTTCGGGATACGCAGCGACGCACGATATGGCGTCACAGCTTCCGGCGACACACCCAGCGTGGAAGCGGCCAGCTCGGTCGCAGCGTCATACGCTTCCTTCATGGCACGATTCGCACGGTCAGCCAACACCTCAGCGCTCGCAGCGGACACACCGACAGCAGCGCCCACGTTCGAGCCGCCGCGCTCACTCGCAAGACCAAGGTCCACGCCCGCGCCAGGAGCGACGCTCTCAGCGTGCGCGGCGACCGTAACGCCTGGCGGCACCGCCCCCTCGCCCGCATCGTCCACAAACCACGACGAACCAGCGTCAACATGCGTCTCACCAACCGCCCACGCGTCAGAAGCAACACCGGGAGCCGAAGTCGTGGGAGAAGCAACAACGGGAGAACCAGCAGGCGCAGCAGCCGGGATAGCAGGCGCATCATCAACGCCAGCGGTACGCTCCCACGCGTCAGCAACAACACGCCCCGGCACGCGCGCAGCAGCCTCAAAAAACTCCGGGTACCTACGCGCCACAGCCTTACGACGATCACGCACCGACCGCTCACTCACACCAAACGCGCGCCCCAACACCGTATTAGCCGCGTGCGCCACACCGCTATCACGAAGCAACGTATCCACAAGAACCGCCGCCTCATAATCGCTACCACCTGTCACGTCACCAGCGGGAGCAGATACGCGCTCGCGCGCAGCCTCCACACCGTCAACAAACTCGCCAAGGAACGCCCACACGCGCCCCAACGACCAGGAACCGCCCACGCTATCGCCCATCATCAACAAAAGCCCTTCCCGCGCCCACGATACACCACAGCGGCTTTCGCATCCCCACTCTCAGGGGAGATTATGCTACACGCCAGGTGCGCAAGTAGAACGCGTCAACTATTTACACTCCCACCTAATATACGCGACACGCGCGTAAACACCAAAACCTCACCATTACGGCGCGCCGCACAAGCCCAACGCTATTACTATCCTATGAACAGCATTAGTATCTTCCTTTATGTCATTAGCGTCATCATGTGGTGGGCAGGGTTCAACTATGCTGCCGCCCGCGCAAGCACGATGCGCAGGCGTAAGCTCTTTTCCACAGCAGCGGCACTCGCTCTCGCGTGGCCGTTCGCGTTCATCGCACTAGCGGCCGCGCTCGCAACCAAATTCGCGGCCAACCTCATGATCGCAGTCGGCGAGCACATTAACAACACGTGGGACGCAGCCGTCAGCGACGAGGACGACACTACCATCGTCACCAAGCTCACCGTTGCAAACAACCTTTGTTCTAGCTTGTTTGCAGGACAGTCTTGCGACTATCCGCTCCAAGTCTAACAGCACGGCGACCGCCGCGCACGCTTGGTTCGCACTTCACAGAGACTCGCGTTGCATGACCGCTGCGGTCACTCCGTCTTACTGTCGCTCCATGCGCGTTTAGAGTCTCCGGGGCACTCCCGGCGACCTTGATGTTGATAGCCGCGTTCAAGTCACGGTCCATTGCTAGACCGCAGCTATCACAACGGTAGGTTCGCTCGGCGAGGGAGAGCTTGGCTTTCACACTCCCACACTTCGAGCATGTTTTGCTACTACCATACCAGCGGTCCACCACATGAAGCCGCGAGCCGGTACGAGCCGCCTTGTATTCTAGTTGGCGGCGAAACTCACCAAACGCCGCGTCACTGACCGACTTGGCGAGGTGGCGGTTCTTCACCATGCCCGCCACGTGTAGGTCCTCGATGCTAATGTCCGAGTACTTTTCGGCGAGTCGCGTGGTGAGCTTGTGTAGCGCGTCAAGCCGCTGGTTCGCCACGTGGGCGTGGATGCGCACCACCTTCGCGCGAGCCTTAGCGCGCCGGTTTGAGCCTTTGGTTTTCCGACTCAACTCCCGTTGCGCTCGCTTTAGCTTCCGCTCCGACTTTTGCAGGTATCGCGGATTCTCAATAACCGTCCCGTCCGACAGGGTAGCGAGATTCTTCACACCCAAATCGACACCAACAGCACCACTCTTCGGGTGTTTCGCCACCGGCTTATCCTCACGTTCGACGGTGAGCGATGCATACCAGCGCCCCGCCCGCTGCGAGATAGCCATACGCAACACTTTCGCGTCGCCTACTCGCTCAGCAACGTTCTCCATGCAGTGAACCCGGCCAACACGCGGCAGTTTCAACGCCTTCGGATCGCCCTGAATAAGCCCGAAACATCCGGTCGTATAGGCGAACCGGGGCGCGACCTTGTTCTTTGCCTTGAACTTCGGGAAGCCAACATTTCGTCCCTTACGGTCACCACGGCGACTCTTCGACCAGTTAGACAAGCCCTTCGCAAGAGACTCCAACCCGTAACTGTACGATTCCTTCGAGTTTTCCTGCCACCACGGCTCACCATCCCCACCGACAGCTACAGTATCTTTATTGGCGTTCCACCAGCGCCGCAGAGCATAAGACGACAAATCCAGCCTCTCCCCCGCATCCAGCGCGGCTTTCACATGCGCAAGCCCAACGTTAAACGCGAAACGAGCCGCACCCGCGTGAGACAGCAACAGGCGCTCCTGCATAGGGGTAGGATCAAGCGCGACCTTCACAGCTTCCAACAACCGCGCCTCACCCCTTTCCTTTACTCCAAGCGCTATTCAACTATAACACACAATAGCACACTAGAACAAACTAAAACCCCAACAGCTTACACCCCAACGTGTACCGCCATGCGCGTTCGCCGCGAGAACACAGAACACGACACCAGTGCGGCGAACGGCGACCACGAGGGCGGCTACACCAGTGCGGCAGTCAGCGAGGAAACCAGTCCGGCGCTCGCGGACAACATGCCACTCATGCCACCGCCCCCGCCGCCCGCCACAGATGAGGCCGAGCATGACGGTCTCGACCAAGCGAACACCAGCGGCGACGAAACGGCTCATGTGACCGCCAACGACACAGACATGGACGACGAAACCGTCACCATCCAGAAGGTCACCCTCTCGGACCTCATCTAAACAACAGTCATTAACAGAAAGAAAGCGAAAGCAATGACCGGCAATACAGAGAAAACAGTGAACGACACGCAGCGCAGTAGGACATCCATTCTCTTCACGCCTGACACCATCAACCGCGAACAGCTCCCCGAACACATCGACCTTTTCATGGCGGGCGGAATCTCCGGCTGTTGGAACTGGCAGGGCGCCCTCTACCAGGCCGTCGCCTACCACCTCGACAACCTCCTCCCAACAGGGTGGGAACCCAACAACAAGCCGTTCACCATCGCAAGCCCCAGGCGCGCACACGGACTCGAAAAAGACGGAAACGCGGCAGCAGAACAGATCGCGTGGGAATACGAGGCAATGAGCCGCACCGCACTCACCTCGTTCTACTTCACACGCGATACCGTGCAGCCGATCACACTCCTGGAACTCGGCAAACACCTCTCTCAGCCGTGGGGAAACTGCATCGTCGCCTGCGAACTCGGATACGAGCGCGCGTTCGACGTGTACACACAAACCACGCTCTCCCTAGAGGATTCGACCCTCAACCCAGGCGTGGAATCACGCGCATACGGGTGGCCGCTCACAGAAGCCGCCACCAAGCGAGGAGAGAACGACTACCATAGGTTCCGTGGAGCGTACACTATCTTCCTCGACGAGAACAAACCGCAGGAAGAGCAAGACTTCCTCAACTGGACGTGGAAATACGCGCTGACCATCGCATACGAGATGATCGCCAAACGCACGGGTAGCACATTCGCGAACCTCACCGCGAGCGACAACGAACCATTCAACGGGTCAACCACCCCAGAATCGCTTGGCCTCGTCTAACCGAACGTCATACGACACCTGCGCCGCCCCGCCCCACACAACAAGGCTGGGTGGCGCACCCGCATCAACAAGAAAACAAACGCGCGCAAACAGCGAGCATACACAAACGACGAAAGGGAAAAGCAATGAACAGCAACGAAACAACGCGCGCCGCGAACCCGCTGGATGGCATCACCGCCGCCATCGAAAGCGCGCTCCAACAAGCGCGCGAACAAGCAGACACCATCATCGCCGACGCGCGCAAAGAAGCGGACGCCATTATCAACGACGCGCGCGAACAAGCAGAGCGCATCACAGCGGACGCGCAAGCAGACGCTCGCGCCAAGGGCGACATGGCGCGAGCAAGCCTCGCCATCCAAGAACACGCCGCCGCACTCCACACCATCGCCCTCGGACTCACCGGGCACGAAAACGCACACGGCGGCGACAACACAGGCAACGCAAGCGGCAGCGCGGGCGACGATAGCGCGGGCAGCAGTGACGTAGACACCGGCACCAATACGGACATCAACGAAACAGACACCGCCAACAACGCCAGCCCAAACAGCGCGAACACCCACAGCGCGGACGCAATACCACCAGCACCCACAGCCACAACCCCCGACAACGCCACAACCAACGCCATCCGCGCGAACGCTCCAACGACACGCCGCGCAAACGGCACCACACGCAAACTAGCCCCCTGGGAACAACCACAAGAACAACAAGACGAGACAGACAACACGCCAGCGACCGAACCAGAAGAAACACCCACAAGCGACAACGCCCCAGAGCACGCAAACACTACGGAGGACGCGACCACACCAACATGGGACGCACCCCTCATCATCGACGCGCCATTACAGCTCTAAAACGCACACAATCTCACATGAATAAACAAGAAACCCCGGACCAAGCGGCACAACTGGTCCGGGGCTTCTTCGCGCGCCACACGCCAACGCGTGCTACACTATAAACACAAGAACAACCCAACAGAAACCACACAAGGGAGCAACACCATGACCCGCAACTCCACCGAGGTTTGGAACGAGATCAAGAACTCGCCCCTGAACACCGGCATCACAACAGGCGAGGTGCGCCTCAACTACTGGGACGGACGAGACGTTTTCGAGGGAGAGTACGTTTCCGCCGATTACGTCACCGTTGACGCAGCAGACATCAGCGAAACACAGATTCACTTCAAGGAAAACGGACACTACGGCAGCAGCCACCTCATCCTTGGAGGCAAATACCTCCTCGACACGGAAAAAGCATACGCCAACTCCGGCAGCGTCGGATACGGACAACTACACGACACCAGCACCGTACTCGACACGAGCGGCTACGTCACCACCAACACCGGACGAACGTTCATAACGTGGGACGCAAACTTCCACATGAGTACGCTTGCCATCTGCGGCGGCATCATCGCCTTCACAGACGATGGGCTGTTCCAGGCGTGGCGGTCAAACCTTAGCGACGAATACAAACGCATCGTAGACGAGGCTGAGCGCACCGTCGGCGAATACCTCGGCGAGGAAATGACAATCCTCACCTTCCCCGACACACGCCCCTACGCGCGGGTCGGCCACGAAAACGGCAGCAACGAGCGCCCCTCCGGTATCCTCGCACGCATCCGCGCATGGTGGGCACGCGCGTAACACGCGAACCGCCCGTGGCCGCCTACAGTCACTCAACAACGACAAGAAACCGTAAGGAAACATCATGAACACCCTCACGCGCCACCTCACCGCCCTGGTCGCAACCCTCGCGCTCGCGGCCACCGCCGCCGGATGCGCCAACACACCCACCGCCACACCCACCGCCGACACAGCAGACTCGCAAGCCACACTTGACGCGTTGAACAACGCCAACGAAATCACGGCCACCAAGAGTCTGTTCTCGTGGAGTGACGAATGGGTGATCGAAGCCGACGGAAACAAGGTCGGCACCGTCACCGGACAAGCCCTCTACTCCATCGGCGACGTTTACTCGCTCACCACCATGAACGGCAACCTTGTCGCGTCAGAAACCGAAGAGCTGAACGCGATCACACATACCGCCACTCTCTACGATTGGAATAACAATCCGACAGGTACTCTCGAAGAACGCGTCCTCGCCCTCATGCCCACCGTGGACATCCACCACACCGACGCGAACGGCAGCGACAACATCACGGGGACCGCGACAACCGTTTTCGCTTCCCTCACACACCAGACCACCATCGCCGACAACGCGGGGGCAGAAGCGTGGAATACCGAGCGCCACGCGTTCACACTACGAACGACCATCACTATCACGCGAAACACCGCCGAAGGCACCGTTTCCGGCATTGACGCGCTCATGGTGACTCTGATGATGAGCGAGATTTACGACGGAGCGATCAACAAGTAGCAAAGCGGCCACACCCGCGTAAGCGAACGCTACGAAACCCGTGATACACTAAGAACGCAACAGGATAAGACCCCCGATACTGAAAGCAGGGAGCAACCTCATGATGAGCCTCGACGAAGCCCTCGCAGACATCACCCACGCCACCTACCGTCGCTGGATAGAACACGACACGCCCAACGGGAACTGGTCACGCCGACGCTTCCAAGAAACCGAGAACGTCATCAACCGTGACCAGATACGCTATCTCATTGGCAAGACGCATCCGAGCGAGCGCCGCATCCACAAGCGCGGCACGCCCCTCCCCGTGCGAATCGTTGTCGAATACGACAAGGGTACGCGTCACGTGTCAACCATCGAATACCACAGCGAGTGACATACGCGCCTAACGAGAACAACCAAGCCCCGCCGGGCACACGCTCCACAAGAGCGCCCGGCGGGGCTTCACTATGCGCACACAACGCAACATGAATGGCGGCAAGACAGGGATTTGAACCCTGGGCACCTCACGGTGCTACGGTTTTCGACGCCGCTCGCTTCGGCCGCTCGCGCACCTTGCCAACTATCACCACAATAGCACTCGTCCCCGCCACGCGCAAACACGGTGGCGGGTACGATGAGGCACGGGAGACTAACATCCTATGTGCAAGATCAGTCACTTGTAGCGCATCACCACAGGCACCTCACCACGCTCCACCAGAAGCCCCTGTAGTTCAACGTCAGTGAAAACGTCTCCGTCGTCACTCGTCCACACGTAACGGTTCACCTCATTATCGTAGTGGCGGAACAGCGCACCGCTCGCACACGTGAGTAGCGAACCGGACGGAATCTGACTCAGCTTCGTGCTAACGGTAGTCCCTGTGGGGAACATGGTCACGCGAATCGTACCAGCAGCCATTTTTCTTCCTCTTTCCAACAGCCAAAACTCAGCGGCACATCAAGCTCGGAGACTCACCATCAGCGGAATCACCTCACACCCGGACAGCACGTCTTGCAGGTCGCTATCCGTGTACAGAACGCCGTCGTCGTTTGTCCACACGGGGTCGGCATCAATGTCAGCCTCATAGCTATCGTCGTAATGCCGGAAGAACGCGTCGTCGCCGAAAACGATAAGCGTACCGTTTGGCAGCTCGCTCAGCTCCACCTCGGTATCGCCACCCACCACGGGCAAACACATACGAACAGTATTCTTCACGACCATTCTCCTATCGCTCCAATAAACGTTGACGGAACCCCGCCTGATACACCCCACTATACCACACACGGCGCGTAGACGCGCGACATGCGACACGTTGTCACCACTTAGGTAACGTGCGCTACAACGCGTACACGACCACACGAAAACGCCTCAACACGAGAGTAATCGACAGCTCAAACTCTCCCACGCGCCGCCCCGGTAGTCACACCACACTCGCGCCACGGCCGCTAACACCCGCGAGAAACACACTGTACGCGCCGCTGACGGCCTCGTAGACGCGAAACGTGTACTCGGATGGTCGGGCGCGTGAAAGGCCGCGAGAAGCGCCTACAGCGAATCTGTCGCGTCCTCAGTGTCCGACACGTCAGTATCCGCCGTAGCGTCTGCGACCGCCGCACCCTCAACCGACTCGGCGGACTCACCCACCTCGCCCGCGCGCTCTACGCCCGCGCGCTCAGCAGCCTCCACGCTCACGCCCCGCAGCTCCAACTCTCGCCGCAACACACTCAACATCGCGCCCACGTCAACAGCCTGACGCGAACCAACGCCATAACGCGCCTCCACATCAGACAGGCGCTCATCGAACGACACCGGAACGCCATCTGGCCCACACATCATGTCAGCCGTATTCACAATCAGCAACAGGTCACTCATCGCCAACACGTCCGGGTCGCCGTGAGAGCGCACAGCGTCAGCGAACGACGCGCCCGCGTCGCTCAGAATCACACCACCCGCCTCAGCGTGATCGAGCTGCGTCGGCGCAAACGCATACCCCGCATCATGACACCACCCAGCCATATACGCCACACGCGCAGACTCCTCACCATAACCAAACACATCACGCGCCAACCAGTAACACTTGTACGCAACAGAGCGAGAATGAAACAAACGCGCATCAGACACACCAACAAACCCATCAACAAAACGAACACGAACAGACAAAATAGAACACTCCACAAAAGGATAGAACCAACATAAACAGAAAACAAGGCGCGCAAACGACAGGATACCAACCGTAAGCGGCAAGTTACGCCAGCGCGCCATACGCCCCACAACACCAATAGAGACACACGCCACACGGGAGCGCACGTCATCAAACGCCGCAAACCACTCCATCGCGCAAGCAGCGAACGAAACCCACAGCGACAAAGCAAGCAAACACAAACGAACGACGGCGCGCCACACAAGAGGGAAACGCCCCGCCACACGCCAAACAGTTGCCGCAGCTACCAGCCGACACCCGCCGTCAGTCGCCGCCGCGCCCCACGTAATCAGACAGTCCATAAGAAACCGACGAACCCGCCACACGGATAGTAGCGCGCGGCTCCTGCCACCCATACGAGCCACCCGTATTTTCCATAGTAAACGACATGCCTTCGCGAACAGGGTAGCGGAAAGGAACGCCCTCATCATAGCACGTCACCACGACGGGACCAGGGTGCGGACGACCATCATCCACCTTACCGCGATTCCTGACATAGCAGTGACCCGACAGCGTGTACAACTCGCTACCGTCAAAACCATGAACGGTTACCGTGTTCACGTTCTCGTGCCACGTGAACCGATACTCAATGTCGCCGACCACCTGGACGGGCCACACGAAGTGATGCACGAAAAAAGCAAGCGCCGTCACCAATGCAACGCACGCCATCGCCGAGCACAGCACGAAGCGCCACGTCAGCGGCTCCTCCTCACTCGACAACGCCGCAGACTCCTCATCAGACAACACGTACACGGGTGACATGCCAAGAAAAAGCACAGGCACTCCTACAAGCTAGTTTTCCACAGGCGACACAACGACGCCCCCTTGATACAACCACTATACCACGCCGAAAGCGCCCCGACATCGCGAAACGCGCGCACAAAACGAGACCCCAGCAACGCGCCCGCTTTCACGAGCGGCATCACCGGAGCCTACCGCGCGCCCAGCGTCAGGCGCGCCAATCAGCAACCATCCATCCGCCGCCTACCGGGGACAGTGCTCCTCAAAGAGCCACTCATGCTCGGCAGCTTCCTCCACGCCCCAACAAGAGCCACCCCGCGCCTTCACACGAGCGACAGCCTCATCCACGCTCGCAGGACCGTTATCGCCAGTGAAACGCAGCGCATAAGCGAACCCCTCACGTTCGCGCCACTCCAAGCGGTGCAACATCGGGCGCTCACCCACAGAAAAACCCTGCACATCCTCCATCTTAAACGAGAACTGAACCACGGGGTGAATCGCACTCGAACCAAGAGGAGGCACACCCAGCATACAAATTGTCAGCTCGCCACACCTGACGGTCACGCTCCCCACGACGCCCTCGACATTGAGCGCATCCACGCCGCACGGCATATCGTCATCATAAACCGTTACAACCACGCGCGAGCGGCGCTTCTTCGCCGCCCAAAACGAATCAAGACCGCACGAGCGACGACACGCGGGCACCACGCGCTTCACCACAAACAGCGCCACGGCAGCAACCGCGAGAACAGCCAAAACCTTGAACACCCTCACATCCTCCTACACGAAAAAGCGTGCGCCGCCTGCACGGGTATCCCACACCATGCAGACGACGCGCCACAGAACACACCCCTATCAGGCCAGCGAGCGAGCCTCAAAAGCCGCAACCTGCGCAACCGCGTAATCCTGTGCGGACTCAAACTCGCTCCCCAAGACTCGACGGTACGCGCGGTCCATACCGGAGTTAACCTCGTCCACGTCCGCGTCGTCGTAGACGTCCATGAAAACCTGTCCCTGAACAAGAGAGACCAGCTTCCCACGAGAAATGGTAAACGTACCATCCCCGTTATCCACAACATCAACCAGCGACTCGTTCATCTTCATCTCGCGCATTGGGTTTCTCCGTTCTTAGGATACTCGGGCGACCGCCGCTCGCGGCAACCCCTCTTGACGAAATCAAGCATACCACAACGCAAAAACACGCGCACACGAAACACGCGCGCAGTGAAACAAGTCACGCGCGAACGCCAACATCCACAACAGCAACGAGCCGCAATAGGCAAACAAACAACCGTGGCGGTGCCACAACCAGGCACCGCCACGGCCCACACTCACCTACTCGCCAGTGTCCGTGTTATCCGCATCCGCGCCACCAGCGTCCACGCCGCCAAGGCGATCAAGCACACCCTTCCACCTCGCCATCTCGCGCTCCATGAACTCACGCGACACCGGACGCCACACCGACACATCCCCGCCGTCCACAACGGGAACACCGCCGCCCTCCACGCGCGACGACAAGTCCTGTTCGCCTCCACTACTCAACGCCAACATGCTCACGCTCTCTCAATCCAGCACCGGGTACACCACGGGCAGCCGACCACTCGCGCCGGGAGCCAACCTATCCACCGACGGCTCATCCACCTCAAACACGTCACCGTAGTGATTGGTCACGCGCCACATCTCCTCATAAGCGACACCATCCACATACGCGAACATAATGTCGCCCTCACTATCATCCTCCACGAAAATAACCGTCCCCGGCTGCAACTCGCCCACACGGAACTCACACTCCTCGCCAGTGTATCCGTTCACGCACACGAACGACGGCTCCCCCTCATACTTGTCAACAATCGCATCCACCTCGCCAGGGCGGCGAACAACAACACGCGGACTATTACGCGCCTTCTCGCACACATACTCATCCGACCGCATCACCCCACGCTCCCTAACATCCAGCCACCCGCCCACACTCTCTAGCATCCCGAGCACACGGACGAAACGAGTATCCAACCCGCACTTATCTCTCACATCAACAATCGTGCCAATAGGAATCGCGAGCGCCAAAAACTGCTCCTCCCCGCCTGTGCGAGCGTCATACGCGTAAAAGCTGTTACCGCTCTCACCCTTTGCGTTCGCGTAAGACCACTGCAAGCCCACGATCTCCTCACGCAGATCGTCAACCTCGCTCACGCCGTCCGGCAGAACACCAAACATGACATTCATTCCTTCCAGTTTACGCGCCGACACGCGCGAAACCGACGACAACTACTTCATTGGACACGCGCTATCATACCACAATGACGTGCCAGATGCGCCAGTCAGGCTACCACAACGGACGGGCACCCGTAGAGAAGATGCGCGCAAGGCGACGCGCAGACGAGACCCAGCTTAATCGCTCCACCAGGGGGAAACATATCGCGCAGAAAGCGTAAACGCCTTGAAAGCGCCATCAAACTCACCAACCGGAGACACAATCGGCGTGACACCTGACTCCTTGATAATGCGTATCGCGTCCTCCCCTGTGAGAGCAGAGCAGCCGCCGTCTATCCCAAAGAAAAGCCAGCTTACCCTCTTGTCGTCGCCGACTTCGCCGTCAAAAACCTTAAACAGCAAGCCCTCGTCCAAACCTAAGTCAACAACAGTCCCACCCATCAGAGAATCAATACAATAGTAAACCTCTTCGCCGGACCAGCTCACACCCAAGAACCCCTTGACAGTCACATTATCAACAGGCTCTCTCACTCGAACAGTAACCCTGGCTCCCTTAACAGCCTCACACAACTGCGCGTCGTCAACGATCTCACCGTCAACCTTCACCCACGCGCCCCCTCCGCACTTAACGATACGGTCACGAGACGACAACCGCTCCCCCATCCCAAACACGTCAAGAATCGCACCAATCGGCAACTCGGACGGGACAAAACGACGCCCACCCAAGTGACCTTCGCCCTCAACAATACCAACAAAATACGCGCCCTGTGACATAACCAACCTCACCCTCTACTAGATTCTTTCTTTCAACACTACGACTCACCCCTAAAGCGAACAACTCCTCCGATAGGGGAGATGGACGCACGATAAGTCAACGCCGTTAACCAGCGCGTACACGTACAATTCTTCATCCGACACAGTAACCCACGGCGTATCCGAACGTAGCCAATAACCGCCCGCCATGCGCATGAACTCCTGCCTATCGACGGTAAGAACAGTCCCGACACCCGTCTCCCACAAGTCGTCAGGACACCGGACGGTGACGCTTTCAACGCCGTTCACGCCCTCGAATACAAGAACACCACGCTCCACGTCATCCAGCAGGTCGCTCAGCCGCTTTTTCACGTCCGCGATTTCCAGGCAATACGCGCCCAAGTCCTTATCACTGTCGCTCATCAGCGCTACCCCCTGTCGTTCACAAGCGCATAGTTGCCACGATCAGCGTCAGCGCGGAAAACCGCCAACATGTCAGCGTCAGACTTTCGAGAACCATCAGGCAACACCCAGCCACGCCCCTCATCACCAACGACACGGAAACACTTACCCAGCGAACACTTCGCGGTAACACCAGGCTTTAGGTGCTCAATGTTCACCATCCTAAACGGCGCGCCACCCGCCCATGCGCGAAACCCCCACGGGTCCGTCAAGTCATCCACCTTCTTTTCAAGGTCAGCGACTCGACGCTTCAACTCATCCGCACCCACACCGCCGCGAACGAGGAGAATCACATCACCGCGCTCAACCGCCTGACGGATAGCAAGCTCAGCGTCCGCATCGCTACCGCACGACCACGGGGAGAAATACTCCACGGCGCTACCTTCCGCCTCCCTGCTAATGACCTTTCGGTCACCGGATGCCCCCAGGAAAAAGAGCATATCATCGACGTGAACATCTGCGGTCGTAAAACACCCCCACGACACCATACCGTACTCGTAAGCACCAAACTCAAACATTCAGAAACACCTTCCCTTTACTTTTGCCATTGTGTCTACGCATGTTGCGACAACGAGAGGCGCGGCTCACGCGCCCACCTCACGCGCCACCATCATACCACAAAACTACGCCATCTCACCGTGCAGTCGCGACACGCACTCACCCAACATGTCGTCGTCACCCTTCACATGCGCGACGGGAATAAGCGCCGTATCGAACCGACGCGCCACATACGGGTACCGCTCCCGCACCTGCGAGAGCGTCATACCACCAGCCTCCACGGTCTCGCCGCCCCACGTCTCACCGCGAAACACGAACCCGGCAGGCAGGCGCAGGCGATCTTCCGCGAAAGCAACGACCGCCTCCACACGCTGCCACCCGTCCAACACGCGCAGCCTACTCTTGCCCTGCGAGTCACGGCACGACTGCACCACCAGTGGCGTCAGAGGAAACCCGTTGATAAGGGAATCGACGTACAGCGCCGACGCATCCTCACTCCACGGCGCGGACCTATGCAACACCGGGCGAGACGCGTCACCCAAATCGTCGCGCAGACTGTACACATCCGACGCCTTCCATACCTGACTGAAAACACTCACACCCATTAGGCAACAATCCTTTCACATAGACTCAACGTAAAAGTCGAACACGCTCACAGCGGGTCTCCCCACGCGTCCACTTCACGCACCACGCGCAACCGGGGCGCCTTGCACACGTCGTCGGCAACCGACACAAGCTCAGAAACGGGACACGTCACCTCAAAGAAACGCACTCCCCGACTTTCGTCCAACTGCGAACGAACCAGCGCCATTCCGGGCGACGGCGACACGTGTAGGCCGCCACCGAAAAAGTGGTCACCCTTCCAGTTCGCGGAATCGTCCACCACCTCACCGACGCGGTACACGCCGCCACGGTGAGACGCGCCATCACGGTCGGTCGCCTTAAACAAGTGCGCCATGCCATCCTCATCCACGTGGACGAGGGCGGCGCGGCACCACTGCTCACTCGCCATCTCGTCCGCGTCACGCTTCACGACAACGCGGCCACCCTGCACGCATCCACGGAACGGGCCGAAACGAGTCTCCTTATACACGGTCACGTAGCTTCCCGCCCACACAGTCGCGTTCTCGCAAACATACACGACACACATGCCGGACGCCCACACGCGCGCATCATCACCCGCGTGAACGACCACGCGATCACACGCCCACACACGAACATTCTCCTGCGCCGACACGATACATACACCAGAAGCACGAACACGCGCGTTATCACAGGCGCGCACATCCACGCCGATAGTGACAACGCTACTCTCACCAGCCACAATAACCGATAGCCCATTATCACTGTAGAGGAGGCGAATCGTCTCAGTTGCGGGCGCGTCAATCCTCGCGAAACGCGCGCCAGCGGGCTTACGACGCATCAACGCGTCCCACTCCTCCTGCGACCGCACCGTCACCTGCCCCCACTCATTCATATCAAACATGAGAGAGCCACCTCCATTACCTTTTCGTATCGGTCTTTTCTTGCCTACCCCCTATCATACCACAAGAAAGGTGCGCCGTGCTCGCTAAAAACGCGCGAAACGCAAAACCGGGGCACAACATGTGATACAATCGCACACGAAACAACCGACAGCGAGCACCTGGCAAACCGTGCCCCGGCAGAATTACGGCACGGCAGAAGAACGGCAAGCGCGCACGCCCAGGCAACACAAGAACGCAGGAAAGAGAGAAAATCAAGACATGAACCTCACCATCACCGCCATCACCACAGACGCCACCAAACCAATCCACACGCATCTACGGAACTTACCCACGGGCACCGTCGCCATCTTCGCCCCACGCAATACCCAGCCTATTACACTCGCAAAACACGTAGACGACACGTGGCGCGGCTACGCGGGCGACCGCCCTATCACCCTCACCACCAGCAGCATCTACAGCCGCAACGGCTCGTTCACCATCATCCACACCCCAGAATGGTAACCACACCACAAACACGCGAGCGCACGCCAGGACAGCAACGCCAACATGTGATAGAATAAAACCATGACGAACGAAACCCTCCTCGACATCGAGCAAGCTGAACTCATCTACTCGATGGAAGAGACCACCGCTACCATCTACGGCTCGCAGCGAGACATCAACCGCGTCAGCGACGCCGCACACAAGGCCGCAGACGCATACGAGCGAGCATATCAGGAGAGCGGCGCTTACGAGGACAAGAAACAGTCCCTCCACTGGCGCGTCGCCGCCGAAAAATGGCACTACAAAGACAACAGTGACGATAGTCACCGCCGCACCTACTACGAGCGCGTGAGAGAATACAACCACTTCGTTCGCAAAAACGGCGAACTCGGCATCATCATCGCCGAACCAATCGAACACATCCTCTGCGCGTTCACCGTATTCTGGGCCATCGCAACCCTCATCGTCAACGCCATTCCGGCCGCATAAAACACAGACGCAAACAGGCACAACATACGAAAACAAGCAAGCAACACGAGAACAAACAAGAAAAGAGAAAGAAAACCGCATGGCAGCACGACCATTCCGCACGTTCACCGCCACCACAACCAGCGGGCGAACCTACACGCAGGACATTGACGAACTCCCCGAGGGCACCGTCATCTACGTCCACCCCGAGGAGGGAACACCCTACGAGTATCGCCTCCAACGCGACATCAACAATCGCCTCGCGTGGTTCGCATACCGAGATGGGAAAACCGTTAACCCCAACTTCGGGTCCGACGGCGCAACCATCGTCCGCTACGCGCTACAGCGCCCCAAGCGGGCAACCGTCACAACCCCCACCGGCATCAACGGTGGCACAGTCAACAACAACATGGGCAAGAAAGAAGAAAACACCATGAACAACAAGAACAACGGCATCGACTCGGCACCCTCCATCGCCGACGAACTCCTCGCCGCCCTCGCACGCAAGGAAACGCACCACGCGCTCTCAGACTACGCCGCCAAGACAGCGGCACGCGCCACCAAGAAGGCGCGTGCAATCCACCACAACATCCGCACAGCCACCCCCACAGCGGACGCGCCCCGCAGCGCAGCCACCACCGGCACGGAAGAACACCCCGCAGCGCGACGAAACGCAGGCGCGCCCGGCAACCGGGACACCAACAGCCAGGCCGCCAACCAGGGACGCAACCGCGACAACCAGAGCGGAAACAACGACACGCCCACCACCGCGCGCATCTACAACGCCACCAGCGGCGAATGGGAAAACACCGACATCCACAAGCTCCCCGCCGGAACCGTCCTCCACAGCAGCATCAGCAACTACTACCGCACCAGCGACCACCTCCACACCCACCGCGTCGGCCCCTGGGTCAGCGACAGCGGCCTCACCATCACCAGCTCCGACCTCGCCGCACAAATCAGGCGACAGTGGGAGGGCAACAACGCATACTACACAGCCATCACCCCCACCGCCATGAACACCCTCTCCCAGTAACCAGCAGAGAGAGCAGAGCGTGAGAAAGCGGCACGCGAGAACGCATCGACGCAAATACGCGAACACGCACGCCAAGACAGCGATGTCGCATACAAGGTCGCAGTCGCGCTGCACTCACTCTAACAAACCTTAACGAAAAGAGAAAGATCATGACCAAAGCAAGCGACGCACTAACAGCAAAGCACGACGAGTGGATTAACTACCTCAAAGATGTTCCGGTTAGCATCATGGAGTATATTAGCTTCCGAATTAACACCACCTACTCTAGGCTCCTAAAGCCAGGCAAAGCAATATGGCTTGATGGCTGCAAGTGGATGTGTCTTGCTGACGAGACGTGGGTGAACACCGACGGCTGCAAGGTTAGCTGGTATGACTTCCTCCACAAGCTACTGGAATACAAGACCAAGAGAGTCCTGCCATACGTTATTCACGAGGACTAACAACACCCCAAAAAGCGAGGGGCGGGGAGCCAACAACGTTTACACACAACGCGAGCGCCCCGAAAACGCAAAAGAAGCCCCGCCGGGCAACCATTTCCGGCGGGGCTTACCCATACCCACACGCCCCACGCTACCGACAGGGTCCACGCGCCCCCAACGCCGAGTGTCTACACGTGTAGACACAGGCGGGCTACGCGTGATAGAATACAGACGCAAGAGAAAACACCCCGCAAGAGAGAGAAACCCACCATGACCACCGGCATCATTGACTACGCCAAGCTCGCCGACGACGCCGCCGACACCTACACCAGCGCCCGCGACGCTCTGAACCGAGCCGCCGCCAACCTCGCCGTCGTAGCCAACGACCGAGACGGCTACCAGGACATCATTACACCAGACGGACACATCGACGTGCCCCTCTTCAACGCGTTGTTCACCCAGGACGAGAAACAGGAGATCGCAGAACAGGCAGTCGCCTACTACCGCGCCGCCGACGCATATAAGGAATACACGCAAGGAACTATGCAGTATTTCGAGGACTCGATGGCGGCCAGCGCGGCGCTCGCTCTCGTCACCGAGGTCCACCGCCTCGTCCACCAGGACAGTAACATGGGTGCTCTCCTGCGCGAACTACGCGACAGCGAAAGCGGACTGACAATCACAGTCCGCCCGTACAGCGCCAACATTTACTCTTTCGCTGTCACCGACGACGTTCGCGCCAACGCCGACAAGCTGACTCTCCTCTACCAGGCAAACGACCAGCTCGACGCGGCCATGAGTCACTACAACAGGGAAGCGGCGGAACTCATGCTCACCCGCTTCTTCGAGAAAGAAGCAGACGAATGGGCAACCCCACACTCCTCGCACTCGCTGGGCGTGAACGGCCTCCCCACCGTGCGCGACGCCGAAACTAACAACAACATGCGAGCATCCGAGTCACAGTTTTGCACAGTCGATACCATGCTAACGAGGCACTTCTACGTGGAAGCCAGGAGCCGCCTCAGCGAGGCCATCTCGAACGCCTCCAAGAACATGTCCAGCCGCACCAAGAACGCGTAGCACTAGCGCAAACAACGCAAACGCCACACACGGCCCCGGAAGAAAGCAGCACGCACACTTCCGGGGACGCGTCATACCCATACCCACAGAGCACAACGCTAACGCCACAACCGCGCGCCTCTACACATGTAGACGTGAACGGCACAACCATGATATACTACAGCCATACCAACAGTGCCACGTCAGAAGCTCGCCACGACACGCTCGTGCGCATCATGGCGCACACCCAAGAGCTACTCAACGAACACCACACTAATAGGAGAAGCTAATGAACATGCTAGAAAATGATGAGATCAACGATCTGCTCAAGGAGTACGAACTCCAGGAGCGCGAAGACTACATCAAGAGAACAAATAGAACCCTCAGCCAACTCGAAGATGTTGCAAACCGTTTAGCGAACGCATACGAAAGGGAATACCGCGCCAACCCCACATACGAAAACGAAGAACGTATGCGATACTGGCGATACATGGGAGCAAAGCACTGGTACACTAGAAGTGATGGATTGTACTACACACCAACCGTCGAGTACGAACGACGCAAAGAGGAATACAACACCTTCATTCGCCAACATAAAAAAGTCAGCGAACGCGTCGATGAAAAACGCCACGAAAACCCCAACGCCCGCGACAAAAAGAACATTGACACTTTCGTCGGTCTCCTTAGCCTAACGGTTGGCATCAATGTATTGGTACACCTTCTCTTCGCACTAGCCTCATAACCTTAGTAGGTTAACAAGGAGTGAACGCTACCGACCGCCAATAACGACCAGAGCGGCCAGCAGAAGAAAACCACACAAGCCCCGCTAGAAACAACCACCCTCTAGCGGGGCTTACCCATACCCACAGAGCATACCTACCACACCTCAACATATGTAGACACGGACACCCACTCTGTGATACACTGTCACCACCAACAACCAACACCCACCACAGGAGAAAACAACATGGCAGGATACGCCGACGATTGGTCGATGAGCAACAACGCCGTTGCCGCCTACGAGCGAGGACTGCGCCCCCGCTCCAAGTGGAACAAGCGCGACATCCTCGACGCACTCCCCGCCGACAAGCGCGGCGAGCTGCACCTCGACAAGTATCCGCTTGCGTTCCTGCGCGAACACTTCCTGAGCTGGGAGGAATGGCACCACACCTCCAAGCAATACAACCAGACTGACTTCTACCTGCCTCGCGCCCCCGAATGGATTGAAACCACCGAGGACGTAGACAGCCTCTACCAGAAATGGCAGCAGCGCCAGGAAAAAGACGCGGCCAAGGATGCCGCCCCCGTTAAGGCGCGCGTCGCCTACACGCACTGGGTGGACAAGCGAACCTGCAAGACCGTCACCGAATACGCGATCATCTGCGGCCCTTGGGCGTACACCCAGAGCGGCCTACGCAAGCGCACCGACGGCAATCACTTCCACGTGGACCACACGTACACGCGCGCGCCTTTTGGCACCGCGAGTATCTTCCACGACATCGAACGCGCCATGAAGCGCTAACAAAACGCAAACGCGGCGAACAACCGACACAAGCCCCGCTAGAGCCAACCGCCACCTAGCGGGGCTTCACCACATCCACGCATCACAACACAGGGCCTCTACACATGTAGACACGATGGGCGTGAGCGTGATACACTATAGACACCGCCAAGAAACACCACCACAAACAGAAAGCCCCATCATGCAGACCACCATTCTTTTCAAGACACCCATGAGGGTTGACAGCATCTTCCAGAGCGCGAGCGTCATTAGTTTCCAAGAATACGGCAACATCCACAACACCGTGTTCGTGCGCATAGACGTAGAACCCTACGCGCCTCACATCGCCTGCGCCACCGACCGCACAGAGTACACGGCCGTCACCATCGACAAGAACGGCACCGTTTACGCCTCCACCACCACTGGTAAGCGCGTGGCACTCACCCAAGCACCCTACAGCACGCCCGAGAGCGCCGCGCTCACACAGGTCGGTGAAATGTGGGTTGGTTCCCACTATCGCTTCTACGCTGACGAGGACACCACCTTCGCCGACGAGGAAACCGGCGAGACGGTGGAAATCAACAGCGACAACATTGACACCGCCTTCACCGTAGGAGCCACCATCACCATGCGTGATAGGTACACGCCCGTCACCGTCGCCCGCATTGACGAACGATCATACAAGATCAACGGGCGCGAAACAGACCACTCCGGCGCACCATACGACGCTGGGGACGCACTCGACTTCATCTTTAAGTGGTACGGTACATGCACGCGCCACACCATCACCCGCCCATAGTGCGGAAACAAGAACACAAAGGCCACGGGGCGAGAACACGAAAAGAGTTCCACCCCGCAACATAGAAAGAAGGATACACAAATGCTCTGCACATTCAACGGACAGTCGCTCGACTTTATCCCATCAGACGTGCAAGACGGTGCAGTGGGCATCCTCGCCTCGCCCTATGTAGACAACAACCGAGTTGTGTACAGGTGGGAAGGGCGCTGGTACGCGGTCACCGAACCCCCGCACATGGAGGATGTCACCGACGATGTGGAGCGAGACGACAAGGCGACACTTACGTTCATCCACTTCCCCATCCGCATCTACCAAGTCTGATACCGGGCCGCCAGGGTCCAAAAAACAGCAGGGGCGGGGCGCAACCTTTCACATGATGGGTTGCGCCCCGCCCGTTTTTACGTCCAAAAACAGGTATTTCAATAATTTAACTACCTCGCGCAACGGGTTGTCCGCAAGGACATACGTCAACAACCGGAAAGTCAGGCACATGGCTGGGCGTTAACGGCGATAAACGCGCGGCTGAGCAGATAACTACGATGATGCACCAGGCACATGGGCAGGTATTGATAGGCCGTAAAGGCGAGGCTTGGCAGTCAACTACGATGATGCACCAGGAGGTCGGCTAGGTTTTTGATAAGCGAAAAGGCTGAGTTGAGCAGGAAACTACGACGGTGATCTCAGCGCATGGCTAGGTCTAGATAAGTGGAAACGCGCGGCTAATCAGCCAACTACGATGATGCACCAGGCGGTCGGCTGGGTTGCCGGGTGGAAAGGTACGGGCTGAGCAGGAAACTACGACGGTGTACTAGGTGCGTGGGCAGGTATTGATAGGTGAAAAGGCTGAGCTGAGCAGTCAACTACCCCCCCTACCAACACCCACCACCAACCCACCCTTCTATCTTTAGTCAATAATGACACGGGGAAAACCTGCAAGGCAAACCCAACCACACGAGAGCCAGAACACCCAACCCACCAAAAACACCTACCCGCGCACCCAATACACCCCAAAACGTCCACACATGTAGACAAAAATCAGGCGAAAACACCCACGAAACAGCCACCAGACAAACACGAAAACCCCGCACACCACAAGGATGCCAGGGAAACCAGGAGAAGTATTCAATTCACACGGGGCAGAGTAGCCACGCTACGCTCGCAACACCCAACCAACAGGTTCAGGCACCACGCCAACACCGCCACCAGTAGACGCCGCCGACACACCAGACAGCACGCGCAACAACAACGCACACACCGCGTTACCGTCAGCACGCGCCATGCGAGATGTCACCGAACTACTCCACGCAACAACCGCAGCCGCGAGTAGGCGAGCAACCCACTCATCAGAGTTCACGCCATCAGGAGCATACTCACCCAACGAGTCCACCACAGACGCCAGACCATTAAGACGCTTCGCGGCCTCAGCCGCCCGCTCACCCTCACTCAACCCGTCCAGGCGTTTACGCTCGTTGTCTGTCACAAACTTAGCCAAACCAGGACGCGCTTCGTTAAAGCCAACCGCAGCCAACTCCAACACGCGCTCAGACAAGCCCGCCACACGCTCACTAACACTGGCAAGAGTAGCCTCAGCCTCGTCAGAGCTGCCAGCCAGGATGTAGCCGCCATCCAACGCCTCAATGCTGTCACGTGCCGCGCACAACTGAGAAAACATGGAACGCACACCCAGCGTCAACTCCAACCCGGACCCCACGCCCCCAGCAATCGTACCAGCAACAGCAGCCGCAAACGTCTCAAAATACTTACGCGAACGATTACTCGACGTAGCAAACGCAGCCGCACCACCAGCATCCACCAGCGACGCAGGCGCAAACAACGCAATACCGCGCTCACCCGTCGCCGGGAACGACTGGCACATCACGCGAGCAAACCGCTCATCAGCCAGCAGCGGGCTATCCTCAGCCACGAGCACAACCACCGGAACATACAGCTCACGCAATTCCGCGCTACGCCCACCGTCCTTCAACTGGTGAGACGGCGTGCGCTGAGGGTTATGGAACACCTGATCCGTTCGCTGAGCGTACTCAGGCGTGCCAGGCTTCACACCATCCCACGCGTCACGCGCAACCTCACGGCGCACAGTCTCCACCTGGCGAGACGCGCCAGACTTCGACGGACGAGACTGCGCCACACGGGCGGTCGGAACGCCCGCCACCACGCGCACACCCTCCACGCCGCGAGCAGCCAACGCCGCCAACTCACAAATCGCCACCTGGTGAGAAAACAGCTCACGGCCAGACACGGCAGCGCAGCGGGCAGCAGCACGAGCAACACCCACAGCAGAAGAACTCCCGCCAGTCAGACCAGCGGCGCGAGCAAACCCGGCCACCAGCTTATCCAACACCTTACGGTCACGAGATGCAAACAAATGCTCACCGGCAGCCACACGAGACGCAGATGTGCGGCCCTGAACGCTCTCACGCCACGGGCCACCCAACACGTCCCACTCATCCAACGTGCGGCCACCAAAACGCAGAGCGCCATCCTCACCAACAGACACGTCTAGCGCGCATCCCTGCGCAAACTTCGCAGACAACAAGGGAACCAACGTGCTACGCAGCACCTCCAACGCGCGCGCCACAGACGCATCCTGACACAGGTACTCGCTGCGAATCGAATACACGCTCGACCTGCCGCCCACGCCGCCAATCGGAGCGCGCTGCATCTTATCCAACGACAACACACCCACATCACACAAGAGACGCAGCGTCACCTTCACGCGCTCATTCACAACCTTGTCGCTCTGAGTCGCGCCACGCGTATCCCCCGCCCCCTCAGACGCTTCACGCAACAATGTACGAAGGCGCTCACGATTACCCGACAGACGCTCCGTCGCGCCCTGCAACGACAGTATCCACAAATCCTGTAGCATCGCGTCCGCATCACGCTTCAAGCGCTCAGCCTTATCACGCGACCGGCGCGACACAAACGCCAGAGAACGAGTGTGCGCGTCCACGCGCTCACGCACCAACGAAAGAGCGCGCTCATAGTCCAACACGCCCTGTTCGCCGCGAGCGCCCAACTCCACGTACCCACTCTGCTTACGAGAAGCCAACAGGAGGAACCGCGCCTCATCGGCAGCAGTATCACCAGACACGGCAGAACCAGCAGCGGCCGCGCCGCCCTCACGCTCAGAGTCAGAAGCAAACAGGCGCGACAACACGCGACGCACCACAAGCGCCCACCCCACCAACAGATCATGAACACCATTCGCGTCACCCTCACGAATCAGGCGATCACACACGGCCTCCACCACAGCAGGAGACAAGAAACGCACCGGAACAACACGCGCCTCATCGCCCGCCTCATCCAGGGCGGCAACAACCGCGCCATCCACGCCACGCACACGCACACGCGGCAACATCGCGGACACGCGCGCCGCACTACCCGCCACCACACGGAAAACAGACTCCACCAGGGATGCGTCGCCATCAAACAACACGTCACGAGCAGCGTCAGCCTGCTCATCAGCGATCACACGGTGAGCGCGCAACACGTCATCACCCGAATACGACACGACAGCGCCGCTACCGCCCATGCGACCCAGCATCCACGCCACGCGATCAACAAACGGCAGCGAACCTTCCGCCGCAGCCTCAGCGAACGTCACCGTACAAAAACGCCACGACCGCGCAACATCAACGCCATCCCTGCCAGCATACGTGGCGCGAGCGATCATATCTGCCCACTTCGCACTGAACGTAAACACGTCACGAGCTGACGTGTCATTAAACCAGCCCAACGACTCAACCACGCGCATCATGCCAAGCGCATCCACCACGCCCACGCCACGGCCCGCCACCTGACTACGACGAGACTTAAACGCGGCAAAAGAACGCGCACGTGCGCCGCCCGCACTGTTAGCGGCGCGCACACTCTCAGCGCACGCCAAAGCCAACGTGCGCTCACGCGACGCGCCATCAGAACCAGACGCCGCGTCTACATCGCGTTGACCGCCCAACACCGGGAAACCAGCCTCAGCCGCAGCCATCACCACACTATCAGCCGACGCCTCGTCCAGCACCTCATCCGACAAGAAAGGGGCGGCAGGGTCAACAGCGGAGCGCACAGGCTCCCACAACTCACCCACACCAGACAAACGCAGCTCGCCACGCACCAACACCGCGCGCTGAACAGGCGACAGTGCGTCGCCAGCATACTCTCCCCACACGAGAGGATTCAAGAAACCATCGCACAACGCGAAACGAGCGTCCTCCGCTGTAGCAACCAAGTCACTCGGCGACCACGCGCCCTCGTCAGCTCCCGCGAGCGCGTAAACGCGAATTGTCAGGCGGCGCATCGCGTTCTTCAACACATTCCCAGACGCCACCGGCAAACCCCACGGCGCAACCTTACCAGACGTGCCACCGGACACCACCAGCGCACGCACAGCGCCAGGCAGCTCTTCTAGCACGCTCTCACGAGCAGCAATCTCAACGTCAGCGTCCGACAGCGACATGCCCGGAACCATCAGCTCACGCAACACAAGCTCACTCAACCTGCGCGCCGCACCATCAGACAACACGCCCACGGCAGGGAACACGCCAGCCGCACGCGCCATAGCCTCACCGTCACCGCGCGCGTAAGCAGCCGTGTAATCCAACAACGCAGCAAGCGCCGCACCCTCACTCACGCCACACAACACGTTATCGGGAACAATCACATTGTACAGCGCATCGTCGGGGCCAAGATGCTTGCAATCGTCATTAACACTACGCGCACCATCAGCGCGCACGCCAGTACGCTTATCGCCAGCCGACACGTCCACACGATCAGCCATCACAACACCAACAGCGTCGTTAATCTCGGCGGCGAACGCACGCAACGCGCGACCACCCACTGTCCCCGCAGCAGCGTGAGCCGCCGTCGTGCGACCGAACACAAACCAGAGTAGCGGAAACCCATCATACAAACGCTCAGGAACAAGCAGGGGCGCGTGACAGCCACCAGAACCAGTACGAGACACATACACGCGCGCCGCGCCCGTCAGACCACGCATAAGCGACAGGAAAGCCCAGCGGTCGCTATCGCGCTGAGTATCGCTCGCCTGATCGTGGAAGTCCAAGTCAAAATAGGAGAAACCGCGTGACGTAATCGTGAACTCGCCGCCACCGGCCGCAGCCTCCGCGCTCGGCCGGGACGGCAAAAGAGAACGGTTCACGGTCTTGTCAGCGTTCACGCTCACGCGCTTACGACTCCACGACGGCTGTTTCTTGCCTGGCTTCAACGGAATAAACGAACCCAGCTCCACCGCAGAGCCAACAGCCACCACACCGCGACGCGTAGCATCATCGGAAGCGTCAGAAGAGAAACGCGCAACATCCTGCGACACGTCCACACTCATAGACGAATTGTCAACAAACAGCTCCGACATGACCTCTCCTCGCTAACCACTTTTCACCCGAAACCTACAACACCGCTCACGCGCACGCGAACCAAGGCCCGCATCGCCCCCTCACGGCACTACAATATCGCAATGAGCAGCGCACGCCAAAACTTCACCAAACTAGCCGAAAGCTAGATGACCCGGCTCATTCCAAGTAATATCCACATCCCAGTTGTTTTCGAGGCCGAGCCAAACAAGTCGTATCAACACACCCCTATCCCACGCGGGAAGAAAATCCTTACCTGAACGGTTCCAGCGCCCAACATATCCCTTAACCCGCCTGACAAATCTCGCCACCTCAAGACGCCCCCTATGACAGGCTTCTACGAACCAACCCGAACATAAATGATTTTCGTCAACAAAAAAGTGCTTCATAACATTATCCGCCTCCGAGTCAATCTTTTCGCTCAGAAGCCGCATATTCGGCAGATCAACCTGCGTATTCCGTAGCGCCCACCTACGGAACGCTTCTCGGGTCTCCTCCCACAAGATAGCAGCCACCACTTTTTCGACCTCCCACGGTTCTTCGCCCCGGCCTCTCGTAATGATAGCCGTCACTCGGCTAACCGAATCTCGACTAGGCCACGGCCACACATTACTCGCCTCTACGCAGCCATCCACCTGAGCATCCGACCCACTCACAGAACATCTACCTCACTCAATCGCGCACCCAACACGGGTGCTACACTTACAGTTGCGCTCTACTATACGCGCGCGAACAAATGGTCAAAACCTCACGCGCACCACATGTGACAGCTCCCGATGCAAACGCCTTCGACTGCGAACGCAACCCGCGAGCGCCACCCAACCCGCAGCGCCCCCGATACGGTGTCCAGACGCGCCTCTCACACGCTTTCGCACCGCGAGCGCGCCCACGTGCCACCAGCGCTCCCACAGCGCCTCAAAACGTCATACAGCGAACCGAGAGAGGCGCGCAGCCACGACACGCGAGACAGGGCACGCGGCGCGGGGCAGAGTGCAACCTCAAACGACAAGGCAGCACGCACCACGCGCATCACAGTGACCCGCCACCAACGGAATAGCTCGCGCACACGACGCAAACAAAAAGTGCCCCGCCGGTGGCAATACACCACCGGCAGGGCACTTACAGAGTGAGCATCCGTCAGCCGCAGATAGACGATGAACGAGCACCCTATGGGCGCTCATACCACCGCACCTCAGCGGGGTTCACGACAACGGGCATCGTCGTATTCTGCACAACCCGCGCAAACTCTTCACAGGTTAGGTGCTCACCGTCCCTCGTCACCCACACGTCCGGGTCTCCAATCTTAAAGAATCGCCTATCGCCGATCTCAACGAACGTACCAGCCACCAACTTGCGGGTATCGAAAGTCGCGTGGTCTCCGCCTGCACTGTGCGCGGTAGAATCGGTTGTCGGCTTCTCCTCGTAAAGGCACTTCTGGCAATTGCATGACATGGTTAATTCCCCCTTGTGTTGGCTTTTTGTTTGCTAACGCCAAGGATAGCACGAAAGCTCACCCCGCGCAAACAAAAAGCGCCCCCGCCAGGCACACAATAGGCGCGCCCAGCGGGAACACAACAACGCATACGAAACTCACGCGCGAGAGGGTGGGAGCAAACAACCCCCACCCACTCGCCAGCGGCGCTCGCGGCACCTACCCGTCAGCTACCAGATTGCGACGATGACGAGGAAGTCTGCATCTCAATGTCCGGCACCAACGTCTCAGGACGGTACACAACCTTGTAGTGGAATGTGTCGGTGTCGGATGCCTCCACCTGTTCGACAACGTATGTTACGTTGTCAGACAGGCCAAGATAGTGCTTCTTGTACTTGCCCTCGTCGGTCTTGCAGGTGACCTCAATTTGCTTGTCGGCGCTATCCGCCTTGATCGAGCACAGTCCCTCGATAGTCAACAGGTACTTGTCGGTAATGCCGTTGACGAACGTGATGCGCCGCATGATCTTGAAATTGTCGCTATCCTGCGAAATGTTACTCGACGCAACCTCGGCGGCCGTACACGCGCTCAACAGGCCAGCAACAACAAGCCCCACGATAGGGGCAACGATCTTCTTGATGTTCACTCTACATGTTCCTTTCGGTCATTTTGTATTCGATAACTCGGTAAGAGCTGGTATTGCTCCACGCGTCCATATTCTTGACAGCTTTCTCTGCGCGCTCACGAGAAAAGAACACTCGCGCACGCGCCGCGCCCTGACCACCCCCAACACACAGGCTCCCATTATCCGCGTCAACCACAATGTACACGGTATCTGGGATAACCTCGGCGATCATCCACCCCGCGCCGTCATCTACCAGCTCACGCATCCGCGCGATAGACACGTGACCGTCCTCGCCCTGGCCGCCGACAATCCTCCACTGCGTCCCGTAGTCGCTACGCTTGACACACTCGTACTGAACGCCATCCGGGCTAACCAGTACAGCGCCGACGCAAAACTCTAGCCGACTACTGAACTGTCCCTCAAACTCACGGAAACCGACGATCATGACCGACACAACCTCACGCCCAGGCGACGCAACATCACGGGAACAACGCACTTCTGGCTCACATACAGCTCGCACTCAGCAACGGAACGCACGCACCCCAGCTCATCCACAACACGGTACGAAAAATCGCCAGATATGGTAACCAGGAACACCTCGTTACCGGCCTCGAAAACGTCACCAGCGTGCAGGTCAAAGTCCCGCACCTCACCCATTAACGGGTCAAAAGCCAACATGGCCCCACACCCCCTGACAACGCACCAACTTCGGGATACGCCCGTTCGCCTCGAACGCGTGCTCAATCTCCTCAATAGTACACATAAGGCCCATATCAGACACGATAAGCGGGTGACCATTCACCGTTTGAGAACGCATATACGTGCCACCTTCATCGTAGAACACATCGCCCTGCGCCAACTCCTCCAAGTCAACGTCCCACTCGTCGTCGGTCGCGCAATCAATCATCCGCATAAAGTTCACCTTACCCTTTCCACGGTCAGCAATCCAACAGCGAAACACATCACATGCGCGACACAAACCGAGCATACCGTGTTTTCGCGAGCCTGCCCTTCACCCACCGGATAGCGGCCGTCTCCGGCTCCCTACTCCTGCCAATCCGGCGCGCAGCGTCAACAAGAGACTGGACGCTACGCGTCAAAGCGGCTCTTCAGAGTTGAGTGTGGGCGGAGGCGTCTAGGCCTCCTGCGATGAGGAGCATTCGGAGTTTGTAGTTGGTGGGGTTGCGGTAGCCTCTGGCGGTGCGTCTGCCTAGTTCGATGATTCCGTTGATGGCTTC